TTTGTACTAATAATAGTTGTGGGGTACTCAGGGCCTCCTGGGTCAATTATATACGTTGAATGTTCTTCAAATGTATCTTCGCAAGTATTATCCCAGCCAGCAGGAGTACCGTTATATCCAATAGATATAATTCTATTGTCTTTCTCAACAACAGCACCAACCTGTAATCGTTTAGCGGATGATAATTTAGCATAGGTCTCAGCGACAATCATATGCGCATAATCAAATTTATTCGGCATCCCATTTTCCTTTAGGACATTTTGCAATAGGTAACATTGTCTTTGCCCATATAGAACATCCACATGCTTCACATACCTTAACACCAATCATGGTAGTAAGGTGTTCACAGTCGTTACAAATCTCTCTACGTTTTTCAGTAAAGGTTATTTTTCTATCTTCACCCATTTTTTACAATAATATTCTGGACGCACTTTAGCATCCCAAGTTTTACAATACTTTGTGCCAGGTACATACGCACCGCAGTTGGCACAATTCTTATCACCTTTAGCTTTTTCATAAGCAGGTGGTAGTTTTGCTGATATTAAGGCACCATCAGCATAATGCCTAGGTGCCATCACTTCTTTAAATGATTTCATTTTGCCCACACATCTTCCCAAGAACCAGTTTGCGCAGCTTTAGCATAATCGGTCGCTCTATTCTCAAAGAAGTTTGTGTGAATAGGTGCGTTAATCATTTCTTCAACCCACGGTAAAGGATTCTTTTTAACTTTCATAATACCCTTAAGCCCAAGACTAATAAGTCGACGATCAGTGATATAGCGAATATATTGCTTAACATCGGCTGCTGATAAATTTTCCATAGCTCCCATCGCAAAAGCTAGATCAATAAACCTATCTTCAAGTAGAACCATTTGTTCAGCAATTGTATACAATTCGCCTTTTAATTCATCGTTCCAAATCTCATTATTCTCTTGTATATATGTTCTAAATAACTTAATCATTCCTTCGCAGTGTTGAGTCTCATCTACAATAGACCAAGTAACAATTTGACCCATTCCCTTCATCTTACCATGGCGAGGAAAATTTAACAACATAATAAAAGAGCTAAACAACTGCATACCTTCTGTAAATGCTGAGAAGATAGCAATATGTTTTGCTGTGTTTTCTTTTGTAGTATTTTGTTGAGATATATTTAAAACATAATCATGCTTAGCTTTCATTTCCGCATAAGCTAAGAACTCATTATACATTGTCTCAGGCAATCCTAATGTCTCAATCAAATGTGAATATGCTGCAATGTGTAGAGCTTCGCGTGCTGCAAATCCCAATAGCATCATTCGCACTTCAGGTTGTGGAAAATATGGAAGATAATTATTAACATATCCACCGGCAACATCAATATCGCCTTGAGTAAAGAATCTAAAGATGTGTGTTAAGAATTGTTTTTCTTCTGCATTTAACTTCTTTTTCCAATCTTTAACATCTTCTACCATTGGTACTTCTGTATGCATCCAATGCGATTGTTCATGCTTCAACCAGGCATCATATGCCCATGGATAATTAAATGGTTTAAATGAATCTCGGGTATCTGTAAGATTCGATTTGGTCTTTTTAATCATTAAGGAACTCTTCTACTAAATTTTTAGCTTTAACGCCAACCATTCTACCTGCAACATTGCCATTATTGTCAATCTTAACAAGGGTTGGAACTCCGCGAATGCCATATTCAATTGCAACATCTTGTTGTGCATCAATATCCACAACTTCAATGGGAATATTGGTATCAATTTCTTCAAGTATACTTGCCATTGCTTTACATGGTTGGCACCATGATGCTGTAAATCTAATTATTTTTTCCATTTATTTATTCTCCGTTAAATCGAAAATGAAGAGCCACATCCGCAAGTTGATTGCGCATTTGGATTTGTTATTTTAAATTCAGATCCCTGTAGATCTTCCTTGTAATCTATACTTGCACCTTGCAAATACTGCATACTCATTGCATCAATTAAAACTTTACAATCGCCCAAAGGCACCTCGAAATCATCTTCGTTCATTATTTCATCAAAGGTAAATCCATAACTAAATCCAGAACATCCCCCACCCTGCACAAATGTTCTTAGTTTTAAATCAGGATTACCCTCTTCTGCGAAAAGATCTAATATCTTTGCTTTTGCTGATTCTGTTATTGTTATCATACTCGAAAACTTTCTCCGCAACCACAACGGTCACGTTCATTTGGATTTTTGAAATCAAAACCTTCGTTGAGTCCATTTCGAACCCAATCCATTGTTAGTCCATTTAGATACACATCATTTTTTTTATTAACAAGAATAACAAAGTCTTGCTGTCCATAATTAATACAGGTATTATCATAATTATAATTATCAACATATTCTAATGTGTATGCAAGTCCACTGCAACCAGTAGTCTTCACGCCCAATTGAATTCCAACCCCTTTGCCGCGTTTTTGAAGTTGAGTTTTAATTTTCTCGCGTGCTTTTTCAGTAAGCAAAATCATGGTTTTTTCTATAGTCTTCTACTGCCGCTTTGATTGCATCTTCCGCAAGTATTGAACAGTGAATTTTAACAGGAGGCAATGCTAGTTCTTCGGCGATTTCGGAGTTTTTGATTGATCCGGCTTCGTCAAGTGTTTTTCCTTTGACCCATTCTGTAATGAGGCTCGAACTCGCAATAGCCGATCCGCAGCCATACGTTTTAAATTTCGCATCTGTAATAATACCTGTAACATTGTCAACCTTTATCTGTAATTTCATCACATCTCCGCAAGCAGGTGCGCCAACCATACCAGTACCAATATCAGTATCACTCTTGTCAAAAGATCCAACGTTCCTGGGATTTTCATAATGATCGATTACTTTATTTGAGTATGCCATATTTAACCTTCGCACGCTAAACAAACTTCTTCTGTTGCCAATGCTTTCAAGTCAATCTCTTCCATGACTTGTCGCTCTATTTTCTTTGATATCTTATCTGCCTTACCAATCTTTTCAGAACGGCAATAGTATAGTGTCTTTAGTCCTTGCTTCCACGCTTGAAAGTGAACAGCATGTATATACTTAATGTTGCTATCTGGTCTAAAGAATAGATTAACAGATTGTGCTTGATCTATATATTGCTGTCTATCGGCAGCGTGTTGAATTACCCAACGCTGATCTATTTCCATAGATGTTTTAAATACATCTTTTGTCCAATCATCCATCCAAGTAAGATGTTGAACTGATCCATCGTTTGCAATAATCGAAGACCAGATATCATTGTAGTCATTTTGTGATACTACCTCTCCATCACCTGCAAGATGTTTCTCAATAACTGCATTAAGCCATTTGTTTTTATTCAACGAAGAACCGCTAAGAGTATCTTGTCTATACGCGTTCGCACGTAAGGGCTCAATAGAAGGGGAAGTGTTACCCATAATAATAGAAGAAGAAGCGTTTGGAGCAACAGCAAGCATATGAGAGAAGCGGCGTCCAGTACCTGTCGCATCGGGTGCTTCGCCTCTTTCGGTACCCAATTGAATATTTGCATTATCTAGTTCCTTGCGAATGTGTCCAAATATCTTATGATTTAATCCTGTTGCTGATGCTGATTCCCACGGGATGTTGTTCTTTTGTAGAAGAGCATGCCAACCGAGAGCACCAATACCAATAGACCGTTCGCGGCTAGCGCTAAATCGTGCTCTCGATATGCTGTCAGGAGCATTATCAATGAAATACTGCAAGACGTTATCGAGCATCTCTGCAACGTCCCGAAGAAAAAGTTTGTCATCTTTCCAATCATCATAATACTCCAAGTTCAAAGAGGATAAACAACATACCGCAGTACGATCTTTATCCGTTGGTAAAATAATTTCACTGCACAAATTAGATTGTTTGATACTTAGTCCCAATTTCTTTTGGAACTCAGGCATTGCCTTATTACTAGTATCAATAAAATGTAGATAAGGTTCGCCTGTTTGCATACGCATATCTAAAATACGTTGCCACAATTCTCTTGCTGATACTTTGTCTCTAACTTCACCATTGTGGGGGTCTTTTAATTCCCAAGTATCATCTAACTCTGGGTCAATCATTGCACGCTCAATTAGATGCATAAAGTCATCAGTAATATTAATACCGTGATGTAGATTCAGGCAACGCATATTGGGATCGCCTGTTGGCTTTCTCATCTCTAAAAAGATAAGAATATCGGGATGAGATATATTAAGATAAGCAGCATAAGACCCCCTCCTCGTCCGCCCCTGTCTGTATGCCAGACTGCTAGCGTCATAAGTACGAAGATGAGGCATAACCCCAACACTTTTATCATCTGAAGAACGAATTCCAATTCCAATTCCAACTCCTCCGCCCATCATGGACAACCAGTTTACTTCGGCAAGACAATCGACCAAACCTTCTGCGCTATCATGTAGATAAGGTAAGAAACATGATATAGGAAGGCCACGCTTACTACGCCCAAAGCTGAGAATAGGAGTAGAATATGACAACCAATGTCTACTGCTATATTCATAAAGTCTTTGCGAATGTTCCGCATTAGACCCGAACGTCTTTGAAACATATGCGAACCTTTCTTGCGGCGAGACCTCGTCCTCCTTCATATAACTTTCTTTTAATCTTTTTAGACCTAACTCATCAAATAGATTATCTCTAGTATAATCGACTTTTATCCCATGCACAATTTCTTGCGTCATCTTTACTCCAATTTTTATTTTAAACTACCGATAGCGCAGCGTTGCAAATCTGTACTACATATCTTATTGCTTTTTCATCTCCAGCACATTCCTGTGCTACTCTAACATCTCTTATTTCTTGTAACAAATAATCTCGTTCTTCAATACTAATACTGCCTGTTTGACATGCTTCAACGATTGATTGTATTTCTTGTTCTAACGGATGCATTATCGATTCTCCCATGCGGTTTTTGTTGCGTTTATTCTTTGTGTTGCTGTCTTTTTACCTAATTCACAAAAGGTTTTACTTGCACCGCTATTCATCTTTATTGCGTGACTATGTAATCCTTTAATATTATCTTTCTGTGGATCATTTCGCCATTCTGTATATTTTGTCAAATGTTCTGTGTATGCAATTACATTTGACCAATTACTTTTCTCACAATCAACTTTATTAATTTCAATATCTGCACTAACTAAATACCCAAACATAATTGGGTCGTGTGGTCGTGGCCAATACTTTTGTAAATTACTTACAGTACTACATCCTGCAAGCAAAGTAATACTTAATAATACTAATAACTTTTTCATTTTATTCCTTCATATATTATTTTTTGTACGCTATACCATTCTATCCATGCGTCCATTTTAACTGCGCATTCGTAGTATGAACTATAATTTATCGTAATTGTTTTTGCTACATCACTTAGTTTTGCATCCATACTAAGTTCTTGTAGATTAGGACATTTTGACATCAATACTTTAGGAACTTCTGGAAATTTTGCAACAACAGGAACCGTTGTTGAACATCCCGTCAATAGTATAAGCAATAAAAGTGTAGTGTATAATTTCATCTACGCTCCTTAGCTGCTTCATTGTGAGATATAAAAAATTCCTTAGGAAGTTCACAAATACCACCAGGTGCAAATTTAGTATCATATTTGACAATTTCTCTATCTATGTACTTTATAACTTCTGCACCTTTTTCACGAACTATCTTTTGCTTATATACTATTTTTTCTTGTATCTTAATGTTTTCTTTTTTGCTTTCAGCTTCAGCTGCAGCAACTTTTGCTTCCATCTCTTTTACTCGTTCCATCATTGCCGCTTGAATTCCCAGGCCGCCTTCAAAGTATACACCAAGTACAAAAAGCACAAACCCTACAATTCGAATAGGAATATAGTATGTACTTACGAATGGAACTACTTTAAGTACCATGCTAACAAATATAAACAGCAATCCTGCTGCCAATATAGCATGAAAGACAATACTAGGTAATAGAGATAGATACCACATTTAAGATTCTAGAACTTTTTTAATGTTTGGTGGAATAAATGTATCAGGCTTTAATACCTTACCATCTTCCCTTTTGATCAACTTACCATCAACTAACTTAGACATATTAGATCGCGCAACTTCATCCCAAACTGCTTGTTGCGGAATGCCCAATGAATGTTCTAAGCCTTCAATAACCCATTTTAGATCTGCGCATGCATCTGCAACTTCAACAAGGTCTTTGTCGCCCCATGCTCGCATCAGTTCTTCAAACTCTTCTTTAACCAACTTCATATAAAGAGTGCCTTGGGCAACTCTATCATCTGAAACACTAGGAGTATTATGTACTTGCTGATCTCCAGCACGCATAAAACTTCTTACATCATCATAACTGTTCATTTATCAAATCCTTAGTCATTGGGAATATTTCTGCAATCACTTCCGCGCAAGCTAGAGCAATCTCAGCATGTTCTTTCTGAGTTCCATTGCCAGCTCGTAGCATTATATAGTGGATCCAACTTCTTAAGGTACCATTCATATAAAGTCTACTGACTGTTAATCCTTCAGGAAGCACTGCTCGTGCTTGTTCTTTAGCAATACCTTTAGAGATTGCCCAAGAATATACATCCCGGGTTTTATTTATAAGATCTCGCTGTAAATTTTGCCATTGATATGCAATCTGTCGTTGTTCATCATTCTGCAAATCTAGATCGACAGAGTTTTGACGATTTTTAGTATCTTGTAGACGTGCATCACGAATAACAAAATCTAAATCCTGCGTAGGATCCGCATATCGTTGACTAAACTCTTGAAAAGAGAAACTTCTATGACGAAGAATCTGACGGGCAATATCTCTTGTTGTTTCAATCTCAATACACGCAGATGTCATCTCAAGTGGTGACCAGTGTTGATGTTTAATCAAATACTTAATCAATTTCTCAGATGTTTCTGTGTTATATTGGTTTGCTGGATTAGAAACTCTTGCACAAAATGCTACTAGATCTTGTACGTCATACAAACCATCTGACACTAATTCACGTGCCGGTCTGCTATAACTAATTAACTTACATTTCATTTAACACCTCTTCCATGATACGAATTTCATTTTTGCTTCTAGGCCATTATATATGTTCTTCTTAATTATGTTCAATGGTTCTTTGCCCGTTAACACAATATCATTAATGTCTTTTTCTTCTAACGTCTGTGGCCAGATAACAATATTATAATTGCTATTGATGGTCTTGTCTATAATTTTACAAACTTCTTTATTCCTAGGTTGATTGTCAAATATAACGATCAATCTTTCTTTTGGAATGCCCAATGAATCTAATTTACCAAATGCTGTACCTGCAACAGCAATACAATTTGGAATGAATAAACTATCAATAGGCCCCTCAACAACATAAACCTTTTTATTCCTATCAATAAAATCTAATCCAAATATAAACGGCTTATCCTCATTGATCTTAATAGTAACATACCTTAAAGATTCATTACGCAATGCTCTACAAGTTACACCAACTAACAGTCCCTTCTCATCATAGAAAGGAATAACCAATCTTGGTTCTTTAGTCTTTAATGTATCTTTATACTTGTCAGATAATTGTTCTATCTTTCTAATATCATCTACAAAATATAACTGTTTAAACTTTTCTCTTGGGATTTTTCTTTTTAAACAAAACTGCACCGCTTCATTGTCTTCAGGCAAATTATCTAAACGATCAAGTAATTCATCTAATATATTTTTCGCTTCAAACACAGGTTGTTCCATTTTAAATTTATCCTCAACCTTTTGGTGAGGTTTATTTAATGGTAGACCTTCGCTGTATCTTTCCATAGTATATTGATTATACATCAACGAATCCATTTGTTTTAAGAATGAACCAAAATGCAATGATGCATCACAATTATGACATTTATAAAATAAATCGTTTTTAACGGCATAAAAGTACCCTCGCGTTTTATTCTTTTTGGTAGAAGAATCTCCGCAAATGGTACAACGACAGTTATACAGATGATCGTTTTTCTGTTTGAACAGAGGTAAACGATTGCTGATTAATTTTAAGTATTTAAGATCAAGAAATAAAGACACAATAAGACTCCAGGAGAGTCTTATTATATTATAAACAGGCTATAAGGTCAATGGAAAAGTGGTTGAATCTTATCAATATGGCCAGCTAGGAAGCCAACTACGGCTAACCCACCCCATGCCATATATGTCCATTTGTCTTTTAATTTTTCCATTCTCTCAATTTTTTGATTGAGCTCTTCATGCTGAGTGCAAGAAACATCGTACATCTTATCAAGTTTGGCGCTAAGGTCGTCACGTGTTTTATCCAAACAGTCATGCATCTCCTTAACATCGGTTTTTAAGGTATCAATTTTTTCATTGATACCCTCAACCTTAGTCTCAAGTATGCCGATTCTTTCTTGCGAAGTAGCCATTATTTTTTCTTCTTAGCTCTAGAGGTTGCAGTCTTTGCTTTAGCAACAGTCTTTTTAACTGCTTCTTTGGCATCATCCAAATTAACTTTGCCATCATTATTCAAATCAAGAATGGTTGCTTCTTGAACAGCTGTTGTTACAGGTGGAACAAATGTGATTGTATCTGATTTTGTCTCAACTGGTTTTGTGTCAGCTGAAACTGTGACTACAGATGCTTCTGTACTCAACGGCACTGGTTCTACTACAGGAGTAGGTGATGTCTGTTCTGTTTTAACAACAGACTCAGGAATATCTTTACTTCTTCTCATGATAAAGTAACCTGCTACTGCAAGAATTGCGACTGCTACGATGATAATTTCCATTATTTTCTCCTAAAAATACTATTTGAATCAACCCATTTTTTCTGACGTTTTTTGCTAATTGGGACCTGATCTGGTGGTAGACCCGCAATTCCAGGAGTTACTGCAGCGTTATTTGCTGCAACGGCTCCTTCACCTTCTTCAGAAAACTGTTTGAATGTGAACATTTTACGGTCATTGAGATACTCCTCAACCAATACAAGTTCTTCATTTAACTCAGACTTAACTTTATTTATATATTTAAATTCTAGGTCAATCGGCTCTTTTCCTTCTTCCAATGCCTCTTTTATCAAAGCATACGCAGCAGCCAATGAAACAAGTTGTTTATTTGCAATAGGCACTTTTTCAATGATTTTCTTTAATCTATACACTAATCGGTGTAAAAGAGTATATGCATCTCTTTCTTGTACAGTATTTAAATCTTGCATCTTAATTAGTTCATTGCCCTTATCGTCAATGATACCTAATTTGAACGCATCTGTTTTATTAAATGGCGTTACAAGCAATTTAAGTATTCTGTACGCTATAACGGAATCTACAAATTTTCCCATTTTTATACTTTTCTTAAAATTTCTACTATTTTGTCGTCTAAAGGTATTTCTGACTCTATTATAGCAACACCCTTGTTTAATATAATTTTCTCTGGCATATAATTTAAAAACACTAAGAATGTTTTTAACTGAGGCCAAAACTTTTTATCTATCTTAAAGAACAACATCTTTGTTGTTGCCTCAACACCAAATAAATTATTAAGAACAATCATATGGTTAATGATTAATCTTTCTTTTAATTCTTTTCCGCTTGTGTACTTTCCCAAAAGTCGTTTGATGTATTTAAATCTCTTTATATCATCTAGGAATTCTGCCATACCTTTACAGGAGGGATTATCATAGTATTTCATTGCATACATGATAAAGTTTTCTTCGGTCAATTCAAATGTCATCTTTGTCTATCAAAATATGCCCAGGCGTTAGGTCCTTTACTTTGAACATAATGCATAAATGCTTGGCAATATTCTTTACCTTGAAATTCATCTCTCCAATGAAAAGCATCACATCCAAGATATACCATTGCATCTCCTGGTTCCATATCAACTTTTGCATGCACACCTGCAGGGGTTTCAATATAGATAGGCCATTCAGCATCACCACCTAAATGCAATGTAATACTTATTTCACACGCATGCCTATCTTTATGTTTTACCAAAACACTTTTTTCGCCATAAACTCTTGCATACGTATAAGTTGGTAACAAAGTTGTTTCCACAATTTTAGATAGTTCAGGAACTTTCTCGCATAACAATTCCAAAAAACCTAAATAATTATATGTTGCCGCAGAATTTGGAGCCTGTTGATCGCCCTGCATATTTTCTTTTTTGCAGAATTCAGTAAATTCTTTTCTTAACTTTGCAGCACGAGTTTTTGTAATAAATTTTGGAATTTTTATATAACTATTTTTTGCTAACTCTTTATTCATAATATATCCTTATACTGTAACTTTCATTTATTTATAACTTAATTGAACCAAGTTATAATAGAATACCTTGTACCAGACAAAACAGGTTTAATTGCATGAGGATACATAAAATTAGATGGAAACATTATTACATCGCCTTTACCTAAATTATAAGATAACTCATCGTCAAAAAATGTAAATTCTCCGCCAGTATAATCATCGTTTAAATTTAGTGAACACGATATAGATCTTGTTTCTGTTATAAAATGATCTGTATGTTGTTTATAAAAACATCCTTCTGAATATTCTAATAAGGTATACCCGCTGTCATTAACAATTGTAGTATACGGTGCAATTTTTGTGTATTCTGCTAATAACTCTGCAACAATTTTATACAAATCATCATCTATACTTTTTCGTATTTCTTGATTATCGGCTATAACTCCGGGATGTGAAACATTGATATTTCTAACATTCCTCATATTCTTATCAACTACGCCTCCGCCAATTCTTGCATCTTCCCAACTATTGGATTTTTTATACTCATTTAATATTCTATCACATAAGTCATTGGGTATACCATTTTTGTATACTGTAATATAATCTGTTAAATTCTTCATAATCTACTTTCATCAAGGTATAATAAACACTAATTATTTATATCGTATTAATTAAGGTATGTATTGTATAAAAGCCAATTCTATCGTAGGCGGAATATTATTATCTGTTACACTTGAGCTTGATACGGAGTGTCCGTGTGGAGCAGACCCAGATGTATGATAATAAATGTTTCGTTGTGCTGCCCCAGGCCCAGGTGCACCGCCCGTGCCATAACCATGATTATGTGTCCAAGTGACTGGCGATGCGCTGCCAGATACTACCGCGCTTTTACTAACAGGTGCCCCGTGTGCAGTGCCTGCGGATGATGCATGTGATAGAAAAAACTGATTCATATCAATAGTACCATTTGTACCGTCACATAGTTTCCAATAAGATGGCAATTTAGTAATATCGCCCGCAAACATAACCATCGTATTTGTCAATAACCCACTTTCAGACGCAGCTACCCAAAGTTTTAATGCTTTAGATTCTAAATTTCTTATGTAAATTGACGAGGTAACTCCGTGCGAATGATTTTCGCCTCCAGGCGGTGCAAGAGTTTGAGTCCCAATCCAAGTTAATCCTGGGGCAGAATATGAAGGTTGTGTGGGCGCAGGGGGCGTAAAAGATGAGCCACCTAAATATGTCCCGGTTGCAGGATTAATTTGAGTTTGTAACTCTGTAATGTGACTATGGTAACCGTTTGAAGAGGATGAGGTTACTCCAAAACTAATTGCGGCCGCGCTAACATCTGCAACTCCTTGAGCACCAGGAGCTGCTCGAATGTTACGAACACTATTAAATAAAGTGGGGGATCCCGGATCGGTTGCTAATTTTTGTGTCCAACCCGAGGCCGCAGTATCTCTTATATGAATGGTATTAGGTGGAAAAGATGTTTGATCTAACCATGATAAAAGAAATATAACATCTGATGTCCATGGCAAAGTTCCAACTGTCGGGGAAGGACCAACTGTTGCTGTATGATTATGATCGCCGGCAGGAGCACCGCCATAAGGGGGTGTGGATCCAAACGTACCAGGAAATGCAGTATATGTAGAATTATATGATGACCCCACTGATCCATGGGTGCCGCCTGGTGAAAATGTAATTGATGCAGAAGCAGTACCTGAAGCATTAGTAAGTGCTTGAACATTTGCGGTATTAGTGGTACCTTTAATGTATCTACCGTTTGCTCTAAAATACTGAGACCAACCAGGCAGACCAGGATCTGTACCATTGTACATGATAATTGAACCGGCCGGTATTACGTGTTGATCGGTGCTGCTGAAGCTAACCTTCGATAAACTAAGACCACCTGATAATGATAAAGGCATTATAATACCCTAGCTGTTCCGCCAATCATGAACCATTTATGATTCGTGTACATCATTGTTGCGGTATCACCAACATTAGCAAAAAGAATATTTGCACTATTAGCAACGTTTGAGGATAAAGAATACGTTCCGCCAGCAGTTGCAGTGGTCAACAATATTTTTATCTGACCATTTGCACCATTTGGAATAGATACATTATCTGCACCTGCGCCAACACTTAAATAAGTAGTAGGTGTTGATAAATCTACAGCGCCGCCTGATGTTAATGTCTGAGGGGTGCCGGCAATTTTAATATTGCCTTTTAATGTAGGATCAGTTAAATCTGCAAGAAAATTTGCAACAGTGATACTCTTACTTGCATTTGATTGTACTAAATACAATAAATCGCCAGGATTTGTTTCTGTGGCAGCTGCTAACTCTGAAATTTTTAATTTTGCCATTTTTTATTCCGGATCGGGGTATTGGATAATTACTGCAGGCGGCTGTCTTGGCCACTTAAGGTTTTGCAAAGGCCAAGGATCGTCATATGTATATGCTTTCATTTGATCTATCCAGGTTTGCCAAACAGGTTTAAATCTTTCTTCTACTTGTGCAATTTTTTCTTCACCATATTGTAGCATACCCTGTCGGTATTCCTCTACTATTGCATCACCTTCTGCTCGTTTAATTGCTTTTTCTTCAGCATTCATTTCAACTACATTCCAAGTATCTTTCCATTTATTAATAGATTCATCGAATGTATAAGTTTGTTCTCGTTTGTGATATGGAGTCTCACCTGGTAAAATTTCTTCAGGTTCCGCAAGTCTCTCAAATTTTGCCCATTGCGCGGGTAAATTATTTAAATCTATGTCAGGGTATGCACTTATAAAATTATCTAAAAGTATTGGATGATCAATAGGAACACCGTCAACGATTTTAATAATACATTCCATTTTATACTGTCTCCTTTGTAATATAAGTTATTATTTAAATTTATAGGCAACATATACTGCGCCTGGGTTTCCTGCCGTTGCCGGAAATACAGGTAAACCAATTTGAGGTGCGCTAGATGAATTTCTATATGCATCACCTCCGCCGCCTCTTCCATATTGCATAGCTGACCAATAGGTATGGAAAATCCATATTGTTGTGCCTCCTCGAGAACTAGTACCTCCACCTCCGCCAGACCCACCTACTGCGAGCGGTGTTCCATCAGGTGCATTCAATCCTACTGCACTTCCCGCATCTCCCGGATATCTGGTTTGTGGTCCTCCTGAGTAGCCTCGGCCTCCTGCGCCACCTGCACCACCGCCGCCACCGCCTAGAAAATATGTAAGTGTGATTGGAGCACCTGCAGCATAAGGCGGCCCTGGTTGAGAGCCGGATGATCCTGCGGTTGTACCGCCTGAAGCAGATAGCCCGGCAAAAGTACTCGTTCCTCCAGGAGGATGAGTTGGGCTACCCACTGCGCCACCGGCACCTATAGCAGTTATACTATAGGTTGGTGTTGGAGCAGGTATTGTCCCTGTTCTTACACCACCGCCGCCACCGCCTTGGTAGCCGGTACTATTGTTGCCGCCCGAGCCACCGCCTGTTATAAGATAATATAATGTTTGATCAGCAGGACTGCCTGCCAATTTTGTTAATGAAAACGTACCAGTTGTAGTAAACTCGTGTATTCTCCAATTTCCATTTTCAGTAATTGTGCCGCCTGTTGCCACATTAAAAGTCTTTGACCCAAGGGTCAAGCTGCGTCCAGCAGTGTGCATACTTGTTGTTGATGATAATGTAAACATAATAAATTTTAACCGTAAGATCCATAACTACCATACACAGACCAGGTCCCTGCGGCCGTTCTATGTAGTGTAAATCCAAACACATCTGTTTTATTGGCACCGCCAGTTGGAGCCGTGTTGTTTGACCATGAAATAGTTTGTGCTGATCCATCTATCTGAACCGCATTAGGAATATAAGCAGTGCCGCCCTGGGAAACTATAAGAACAATTGAAATTACACGATCGGGGGTAGTTGGTACATTTGTAAAATTAGCAGTCCAACTAGCTGAGGGGCTTATATGATGGAATGCTGCACCCAATAAAAAATTATGGGTAACTACACCTGTTGCACCTGTTAATGTTGTTGTTGGTTCAGTTGATTGTTGTAATGTAGATAATCCAGTAAATACTACTGGACCAGCCACGGTCAAAGAAGTTAATGTTCCTAACGACGTAACTACGGCAGGTGCCGTACTTGTTGTACTTGTTGTACTTGTTGTACTTGTTGCCGTAGTTTGAGACAATATTTCAAGCCATTGTACAGCAGTACCGGAAGTAGCAGCTAACTTGTATAACTTATTAGTTGTCGGATTATACCACTCATCCCCCAAATTACCATGTCTTGGGGGTTGAGTAGTAGAAACCGTATGCTTTAGATAATCTCTACTGCTCATTACTAACCTTATTAAAAATTAAGCTTGTGCTTCTGTCCAGGACATACGAGAATTAATATTTGCTACAACCGGACCAATGTTTTGTGCAACAATTGTTACCATATCAGGGCCGTTTGGATAAACATCAACGTTTGATAACGCAGATGTTCCACCGCTTAAAATACTAGTACCCAAATCTCGAACCAAGTTCAAATCTTGCTGGGTAGTATTAAATTGTGTTGCAACACCTGTAGTATTTAAGTAGAAACCGTAAATAACTTCACCGCCGTCTATTCTTGTCCCTGGCGTATGGTTAATATATTGCGCTAAGCTTGAACCACCTACAGATTGCCAATTAGGAGTACCAGGAGATACTGTACCATTTAGTATGATACTAACAAGAACTGAACCATTCGCAAACAAGTCAATCTGTCGTAAAACCATCTGCATGCGATTGATAATTTCTCTAATGCCTAGGCCACCGCCGGCAACACCATTGCTTACACTAGGAGAAACGCGGAAGCTTTGAATACATGATCTTCCTCCGTTCGCCGGTACAGAGATACCACTTTGTGTACCTTGTGTAAACACGAATGATTTATCGTCATCGAATCTACCGTCCATAATTACAGATGTTCCCCAGTGTGAAAGGGTTGGTGCAAAAATTGGACCGTGATGTTCAACTGCAATAGGAACAGTTCCAGAATAATTCCATACCTGTGCAGTTAATCCCATCGGAGCAACTTTAAGTCCAAACGTTCCTACTTTATTAGGTGCTTGTGATAGTGTAATAGATGTATTTGAGACTAGATTTGTAACAAATGCGCCAGCATCAACAAAATCTTTATTGTCTACATATTGGCCAATTTGTATCCCTGTAGTATTAACAGTAGTTAGAACAGGATTTTCAGTAGAAGTTGATGTAACAAGTAAATTTAGATTTCCTGTTTGTCCTCTAGTCAACCCTGTAAATGTATTTGCCGTTTTTGCAGTATAATTAAAATATTCATATGCATTTGCAGTTCTTAACACCGCTGATCCTACAGGTGGGAATCCTGTAGTATCATGAACAAAAATTGTACCTACTTCTGCAGCAGTTACGTTAGCAGTTAGTAAAGTATCTGTAGGGAATGTAGCAGTCTCATATCTTGCTGGTAAATTACCAGAACGCATATATGCTTCATAGTTAACATTATTATTCATTAACTTATGCGCATATATACAATCGCCATTTTGTCCTCTCATTCCCCAACGAATAAAGCCTGCACCGTACCAAGAATAGTCGATGTAGAACATCTGCATTTTTGTTAGATCCACATTTATACCCGATGAACCCGTTCCATCCAACTTATCTAAATTAAATTGAGATTGCGGAATCTTTAAATCTATTGTTTTACTTACAATTGCATTCGTTATAGGAACAATACCTCTGTATGAAGGAATAATTACGAATTGATTGTCAGATAGAATACTATCTACTTTATAAGACATTCCTTTAATTACAACAAAATCACCAGGAATTAATTGTTTAGAATATATAGGGGATACACCATTAACAGATACACCGGTAACAATTTCACTACCAGGGGAAATACTGCAGAATCCAGATAATTGATATGTAGATGAACGACGTACTGCATATAATGTTGTACCGTCATATTCAAAGAATAACCCATTTTGAGAATCAAAAATACCAAGACGATTTGTTGCACCATACCAAGTAGAAACAGATACAACATAATTGCCACTTGCAGGCGATGCCATACCAGATGTTGTTGCATTATATGTTAATCTATAAGCATCAATAACACTTTCTACTTGGAAAGAACCATTGTATCCTGCCTCATTACATCCTGCAACAGTAATACCTGCACCCGGAATTAAGTTGTGTGGTTGTTTTGAAACCACTGTTACCGTAGTACCAACTGCAGAAATTCTATCAACATTAAAGTTTGGTTTCATTATAGAACCAGTACTTACCTGAATACCTTTACCAGATTGATAACGGAAATATCTACGTGTCTGTCTAATTAGCTGATTGTTATGACTTGCAGAGTTTGTACTAAATATAACACCGCCGTCAAATGCTCTATGCAATGACTGCCCTGTTGGTCTAACATATAAGTTACCGCCTATGATAGAACCTGTTGGGGTATTATTAGCAAAGAAACTAAATGATGTATTGTTTGTTACTGTAGCAACTGTCCATGAACCATTAGGAGCAAACCCGCCACCGCCGGTTGCAAGTACTAATGCAATTTCGTTACCAATTAGCAATCCATGCGGTATTGCAGTTGATACATCAATTATATTTCCTCTGAATGCAATATTGGCCATGGTAATTATAACATTACTATAAATGTTGCCATAGAATGCTGCAGTAACATTTGATGTAAATAGATTTGCAGCAGTGCCAGTATACTGAACCTTGCCGGTATACTGTACAAGGTTTGCTGCTAAGTTTGAATATTCTGCAATATACACCCCATCCGCGCCTGCAAATGTTGTATCTTGAATAAAGAATGGAGAACCTTGAACAGGAGGAATAGATGGGAACGTGTTAGCAATAAATGATCTGGTATTTGGTCCTGCTGAATACACATTAGAAATATTCATTGGACGCGTTACATCATAAAAGGCAAACGGTCTATTATTTACCATGGCCAATGTTTCCCACTTTGTCGATTGAGTACCATATTCAAAGTCGGTATCAATTAACGCTTGAGGACTAGATGTTCTAAACTTGTTAACAGGATCTGTGTATTCCTGAGAAGGTTGGAACGATTCGTTAGTCTCTTCAACAATAATACTAATCTTATCAGTTGAGGACATTGATCCTGTTGCGTAATTTAACAAGATCGTTGTTGTTACTTGACCAGTTGTTACGTTTGCACTTGTTGTATAACTTGCGGCACCAAGAGCAGGATCGCTGAAGTTGTATAAAACAGTTCCGCGTGTCACGTTGGTAATTAACAGCAACTGTTCTTGACGAACCAATTTGTTGTCAATCGTTATTGTTTTTGTTGCTGGGTTGAAAGTATAACTTTCTGCGATTATATGCTTTGCCATTGTCTTAATCTCCTAATGCGATAGTGCTGGCGGAATATGGATATTTTCTTACTTGGGGAGTTGGATTTGCGCCAATTACAGTGGTAACTGCGTAATCTCCTACATCGGGTGCATTATATATCGTTACATTACTTCCTCTTACTCGAAACCCTTTGTGTGAGTCATACTCTGTAAACCAAGGATACCTTTGTTCTTTAACATAAGGAGACAAAACTTGCCTGCCCATGATAATTTGTAAATTTTTTGAATCTGCTATAGTATTTATATAGTCTTGATCCAACTTTAATTGAAATACGCATCTTAGCCCATCAAATTCTGGGCTAATATCGTCGCATACTGTAGGGTATGTTACGTTTACTTGCGATGGTATATTAATTCTACGGGTTGACATCTGTTACCTTTTTTATTATTTATTAGGGTGAAATACTGTCGGCTTGCATGCCAAATGCCGTAATACTTACATTAGATGAATAAGTATTTGCTGAAAGTATGTCGCCTGGGCCTAACGTAATACCAATAGTGTAAGGAATAGTATCATTTGCAGGCAAACTTGCGTTATATACTATATAATGTTGTGTAACTAACGTATTTCCTTTGGGTTGAACTGCAAGGCTAAACGTTGTATTTGCCGAACTTTGATTGCAAATTGCGACTGTACTGATAACAGCATTATAATACGAAGGTACTACATATACGTTGGTTAACGTATTTGATGCTGGATTTATCTGTCCTAAAACTTTGTATGTTGTTGCCATTTTTATTGTTTAATAAATGCTGTTGTAGGGGGTGTAAAATTTGCACTATATCTAGCATAGCCTTTGGTTATACGAAAATCTTGGATATACCCCATAAATTGGCTAGTACCATCATTTTGTCTGCCTATATAAAGAAGGCCACTGCTTCCTACATAATTTGAGGTATCGGCTACTGCAGTACCAAGTTGCACGCCATTAATATAAAAATATCCATTTCCCCCATATCTAGAATATGCAATGTGCGTCCATGCATTTATAGGTATTGTAACTGTTGTACTAGAACCATGATTTGCAAATCCGGTAGAATTCCCAGCGTTAAAGTAAATAGTGCTGGCTGATCCCACAGTAAAATATAAGCTCCAATTTCCATCAGCAGTTGAATAATTATAATTAGATGATACTAATGTAACTCCCCGTGCAGCTGTTGGATAAATCCATGCTTCTACAGTAAAACTTCCTGTCCCTAAAGCAAATACATCATTGCCAAGAGTAGTTAAATAATCACCTGTGCCATCAAAGTATATGCTACTACCAGTACTTGTTCGGAAAGGATTAAATTCCGTTATCTGCGTTTCACCATTTATAGTAATAGTAAAATTATTTGTAGAATTATCTTTAAATCGATTATTTTGGCAGGTCAATAGTGTTGTACCTGTTATTGCAGTTAATGGTGCAGTTGGCACTGTTAATGTTGTTAATGTTGGGTCATAAAACGCAGTGCCGTTTGAAACTCGCATATCTTTAATATAACCTGGAAAATATCCATAATAATTAATTCCAGTATCTCCAGCAATATAGACAGTACCATTAGATGCCCAAGAACCAGAAATTGTTCCTGTTGCTACTCTAACACCGTTTAAAAATATAGATTGTACATTAGATCCGTTTCGTACAACTGCAATATGATGCCATTGACTTGTTGGAATAGTTAATCCTGTTGCAAGCTGTTGCGTAGGGCCGCCACCCCCATATGCGGATACAGAAATTTGAGTCGGGGTAGTTACTGAAGATGATGCACTCAGAAGTGAGAATTCAAAACCACCTGTTCCCTGTGCGTCTATAAATCTTCCTACATAGTTATTACCACCGGCAAGATACGTTAAGTTTCCAGGCAAATAAAACCAACATTCTACAGTATATGCTGCTGAGAAATTTACAATAGCAGCAGATGAAATTGTTAAATAGTCTCCACTGCCATCAAAATAATTACTATAATAAAGTTCCCCGGCATATGCAGTTCTAGGTACTATTTTTACATCACCCACAGTTTCAAAATTGTTAAGCATTGTAGAATCATAAATTCCGGCTTCCGCAAAATTTAACAATAAATTTGTATTGCCGCCAGAAAATGTGGTGTTAACATTTGCAGTACTTGTATATAAAGTTGGATTCCCGTTTGCTGTTAATGGTGCAGTTGGCGGTGTAAAATTACCAGTATATACTGCAGTGCCCCTAACAATTCGTAAATCACTTTGATATCCATTCCAAGGTGTTCTGCCAGGATAAGCTTGTCCGATATAGAGTGCTTCAGCGCCACCGTCAAGATTAATTGATCCATTATACACTGTTGTTCCTATACCATTAATATATCCAGTTATTGTTGAACCTGAACGAACTAACGCAATATGATTCCACGTATTTAATTTTAATGCTGCACCCATTGCAACATCAGAAATACTTGGATATTGATAAAAACCTAATGTTATGCCATCTGCATTTGTTCTAATAATCCACCTTCCAGTTGTGGCACCAGAATAAATACCAATCACTTCTTGATATGCAACTGCTGCTGTTGGATATATCCATGCTTCAATTGTAAAATCTGTACCAGCTAAGAATGTGTGGGCATTTGATATTGTCGGGACCGAAGATTGTGATGCGGTGTTTAAATAATCTCCAGTACCATCAAAGTATACCGAACCTCCAATTGTACTAGGCGAGTAAACGGTGCTTGGTGCGTAAGGGGAAAAACGCTGTACTTTTGTATCGCCACTTTTTGTAATAGTAAACCTATTTGTAGAAGTATCAATAAGACGATTAGACTGACATGTTAAAAAACTAGTATTGGTTATTGCTGTTAATGGGGTTACATTGGGTGCAGGGAAATTAGATGTATATACTGCAGTACCCTTAACAACCCGAAAATTGGATACGTATCCTCTATAAAAATATCGTTCAGCAATTAATTCATTGTTGTCATTCCAACCACCAATTACCGTAGTCATAGTTGATCTATCTACTATAGCAGTATATGTTAAAGTTGTTGCACTTTTTATCCCGTTCCTGTATGCAGATAATACCCCCCCTGTGCCGACAAATGCAATATGATTCCATGCGTTTATAGTTGCAACTAGATCAGTGAATGCTTGCAGCGAACCATTTGCATAAAATGCCATTTGATTACTGGTATTAATCTGTATATTCCAACCAAAATTCAATGCACCAGAGCCAGACCAACCGTGGAATGCTATAACTTGTTGGGTTGCTGTTAGAGTAGGATAAATCCACATTTCAATAGTAAATGCGCCACTACCAAAATCAGAGTATGCCCCTATTGGTAAACTTAAATAATCTCCAGTACCGTCAAAGTAATTACTCCAATTACTACCATGTGGACTAAATGTGCCTTGAGTAGAATTTCCATTGCGGGTAATTGCAAAAGCATTATTACTTTTATCTAAAAATGCATTATTTGTTACAGCTTTATTGCCCTGACAAAGTAATAGCGCAGTATTTGCTGCAGAAAATGTTGAATTAACATTTGCAGTACTTGGATAAGTTACTGCTGTGCCTCCAGGCAACAACGGTGCAGTAGGCGGAGTAAAGTTTCCGGTATATACTGCAGTACCTATAACATATCTAAAATCACTTATATATCCATTAATCCAATTTCCGTTTGCTGCACCTATTGCATAAGTACCTAATAACATTTGTCCGTTTGGTGCGCCGATTGCTTGACTTGTTGTAGCAGTGCCTGCTTGTATACCATTAACAAAAATTCTAAATGTGCTACCAGCGCGTGTCAACGCAATATGATTCCACGTATTAATAGGAGGGGTTGTAAATCCCATATTAAAAGTCCAAGATGCTGAACCGCTTCCCAACAATACTCCAGAACCAGCAGCACCTATAGAAAGATAGTAATTATTTGTGGCCTGTTGTGTTGCCGATCCATTATATGTCCAAGGATTGCCATAAGTTTGTAAAGCACCATCGTTGTAATACCAAAATTCAATCGTGTGGTCTAAAGTACCCAATGTAGGTGAAATAAATCCACCTATATAATCACCGTTGTTTGACCCGCCGTTTGTAAAGAACCAAGCACTTCCATAGTCATTGTAAAGTGGATTAGGATTTAGTGGAGTAAAGGATTTTATTCCCACGGTCCCTTGTGAGGAAACGGGATGATTGTATGAAGAAATATCAACATTTGCTCTATTTGAGCGACACGTCAACAACACAGTATTTGGTATTGCGGTTAACGGCTCGGTGCTTGGAGTGAATTCTGCGGTATATAATCCCGTACCATTTACAATTCTAAGATTAGATACTTCGCCATATGTTCTACCTGCTCCTGGTTTTTGTACACCCACATACAAATCACCATTACACGTATAGGTGGTGGATGCAGTATGTGATCCAATTTGAGTACCATTCTTAAACATTCTCATAGTGCCCGAAGAACGGCTCCATGCAAAATGAAACCATTCTCCAACTGCAATAGTAGTCGTACTGGAAAAAACCTGTGATAGATTATAGTATAACGTAATAGCAGAAGCGCCAACTAATATTAGCCAACTACCTGAATCGTTAGTACCACTTATTATTGCTGGCGATGCGCCGCCATCAACGGAAAATGATCCCATTTTCATCCACATCTCAACAGTAAAATCACCTGCGAAATCAAATAAAACATTGTCGGTTATTTGAAGGTAACTTCCTGAACTAAAATCACTACTATAATATCCCGGGGTATAAGGATTAAATTTACTTGGACGAGTATTCCCACCTGTAGTTATCACATTACTAACAGGCCTTACCGTTGAAATAAAAGTATTTGCCGAAACTGGTTCAGCGGATATTAGTGCGGTATTAAATTTAAAATAGGTTTCACCTAATAGATCTTGTATTGTTAATGACGAAGAAGTTGATATGATAGGCCCGCTTGTAGAGCCAGTTCTAATAGCAATAGTAAACGGTTCATTTCCTTCTATTACAAAATCTGAAGTTGGACTTACCGTAAATGAACCTGCTCCGCTTGTTAATGTGAAACTACCAGAAGTTGTGCCGAAATCAACAGCATTTGTTTCAATTGTCCAATAGTATGTTCCACTTTCAATAGCAAGATTATACCCTTGAACAGTAATTGTTGTAGTACTTCCTTCTGTTACAGGATTAGGAGTGGATGTGAATGTGAAATATGTGGTAGGATCATTTATTGATAATGAAGCAGTTGCTACAATAGTACCACTAGTTGAACCTGTTCTTAAAGCAACAGTAAAATATTCGGTTCCTTCTATTACCGCATCGCTTGTAGGTGCCACGTAAAAAGTACCAAACGAATATCCATACGCATCACCATTCCATGTCATAGTAAAATTGCCAGAAGTTGTGCCAAAATCTCCTGCATTTGATTCAATAGTCCAGTAATATAATCCGTTTTGATCTGCCGCTGGGAGATTATAACCCCTCGCGGATATAGCAAGAGATTGTCCCTCAACTACATTTGGAGTAACAGTTGACAGTACAAAATATGGGAGAGGGATTGTGGGGTTTGATAACCTTGAATAATTGCCACGGATGTTAGTAAATCGTTTAGAATTAATAGCTCTACTCGTTAGTGTAGGTCTAGATGTACTTAACTTATTGGTAGCAAATCCTGTTAATGCCATTACGTAATCTCAGATCCAAATAAATTAAAACTCATTGTGTTTGCGCTTGCATAAACCGTTACAACATCTGTTGTTGCCAATGCCATGCCAATTGTTAAACTAATAATATCTAATGCCGGAATTACTGTATCGTATGCAATATAATGTTTTGCTGCAAGTGTTTCGCCACCGGGTCTTACTGCAATTCTAAATGTTGCAGATGAAGATGATTGATTACAAATGTTTAATGTAGATGCAACAACACTGGTATTTGCAGGAACGGTATACAGCGTTGTTTCTGTATTCGCAATTGGATTTGATTGTCCTAAAATTTTATATGCGATTGTCATTTTTCTTTTACGCCCCCATTAATAAGAATGCGCTTATTGTGTCCATTGATGTTGAAGGAGTTTGAGGACCTTGAGATTGTTTTAATCCCATATATCGTACCTCAATATTTGCGCCTGTGTCAGGAGCCGAAGTTAATGTTAATGTTTGACCACTTACATAATAATCTACTCCTGGAATCTGTACTATTCCCTCAATAGCTACGAAAATACTTGAATTAGTTGTATTTGCGTAATTTAAATTATAATTTACATAAGAAGATGATCCTGTAATTATTTGCGAATTAGCATAGAAGTTAACACCAATTCTACCATTAGCATCTACTGCAAGAGTGCCATCTGTAAGATTTAATACCGCAGTTCTTAATGAGGAATTTGAAAGGAATAAATTACCAGCAGTTTCAATTACATTCGATGTATATAGTCCAATCCAGTTTACAGATGATATATTGTTTGTACTAATTAAATTAGCACCAGTAATAGATCCGCCGGTGCTTCCGCCAGATATAATGTTATTTGCAATGATATTATTTGCGGAAATTAAATTGGCACCAGTAATAGATCCACCGGAACCAGTACCGCCTGATATAAAGGTATTTGCTATGACATTTCCTGCACGTATATTACCAGTATTTACTGTTAAATATGCTGCTACATCTGCATTACCATAAGTACCACTACCGCCGGGGCCTGTTGCGTCAGTGCCGTTTACCCACTTACCCGATGCACTATCATATTTTAATACTTGTCCGTCACCCGGAGTTCCAACAACATTAACGTCTGTTAACCCAGTTAATGTTGTGGCGCCACCGCCGCCATCTACATTTGCAGAAATTTGACCATTTGCTGCAATACTAATGTTATTGCCTGCAAGCGTCTGCAATAATGAAATTACGTTAGCGGAAACACGGGCATTGGTATAATATAGATTTGTTCCTTCAGCAACATTGGATGTTGTTAAATCACCTACATTTGCTTTAGCATCCAAATCACCTACATTTGCTTTAGCATCTAAATCACCTACATTTGCTTTAGCATCCAAATCACCTACATTTGCTTTGGTATTTAACAATCCAATAACATTGGCATAAACACGGGCATTGGTATAGTATAAATTATCTAATTCAGTTACGTTAGCGGTGTTAAGCCCAATAATGTTAGCAGTATTAAGACCAATAACACTTGTAGCAAATACTGTACCAGATGCCGGAGCACTAGCTGAAATTCTACCATTTGCTTCAATAGTAATATTATCACCAGCTAAAGTAGGCAACAATGTTATTACGTTTGAATAGATGTTTGAATTTAGCCCAATAACACTTGTAGCAAATACTGTACCAGATGCCGGAGCACTAGCTGAAATTCTACCATTTGCTTCAATAGTAATATTATCACCAGCTAAAGTAGGCAACAATGTTATTACGTTTGATCTTACTCTTGAATTGGTATAATATAGATTGGTTAATTCGGTAACATTGTTAGTTGTTAATCCAACAACATTTGCGGCATATAATCCAGTCCAAGTTGTAGCTGAAATAATATTAGTAGATATTAAATTGGCACCAGTGATAGAACCACCGCTTCCAACATAAATTGAATTTGCAAATATATTATCTGCAGAAATATTACCGGTATAGGTAGGTAACAATGCAACAACATTAGTATAAACTCTTGCGTTTGTGTAATATAGATTGGTTAATTCGGAAATATTTGCAGTATTAAGACCAATAATGTCTGCAGCATACACACTACCCGCAGAAGCAGAAATTTGGCCATTGGCTGCAATACTGATATTATTTCCAGCCAAGGTAGGTAACAATGCAACAACATTAGCATAAACACGAGCATTGGTATAATATAGATTGCTGCCTTCGCTTACATCTGTTGTAGAACTAACTGATTTGGAAATGACAATACTTCCTACCATTCCACTATGAACAGAACATTGGTATACGTAAGTATTACCAGCTAAACTATATGGTATTTTCCAAAATAATCTACCAGATTCTTTTCCTTGAGCAGCTGATCCTGTTGAGACTGTGCCGTCTGTATCAACATGAATTAACCCAGTATCATAATTAGAACCACCATCTGACACACGGATCATGAATGGGTGGCCTGAAGTATTGAGACCAAATGCTATAGTTTCACCTGCTCTTACATCTATAGCAGGATTGTTTCCACTATACTGATCTATACTATAATACATCCCAGGAGTAGTAACTAATAATTCTGTTACCGCCGGAATAACATTTAATATTGCTCTTGCATTTGTATAGTAAAGATTGCTTGCCGATTCTGAAACATTAGCAGTGTTAAGACCAATGATATTGGCAGTATTAAGACCAATAATGTCTGCAGCATATGAACTGCCCGAAGAAGTTCCTGTTGCGGAAATTTGACCATTTGCTGCAATACTAATGTTGTTGCCGGCTAATGTGGGTAATAAATTTATAACATTAGCGTAAACTCTAGTATCTGTATAATAAAGATTACTTTCAGACTCCAATACATTAGCTGTGTACGTAACAGGTGCTTGCAATTGCCAAGCAGTGCCGTTATACAGCCATGTTTTTCCACCAAACGTATAAAGATCGTTTGGATTGGGAGATGAAGGAAAATTTATTGTTGGCATTTTTACTTATGTTTATTCTTATTATTTATTAACTCTTAAACACATCAACCTCTTATACGACGCTTAACTCTGGGATATACGCTTCCAGATGTTGGTCTAATATTATAATTTACCTTAGGATATGTTGCGCCGGATAATGCCTTTTCTCTTGGCAGAAATAAAAATCTATTGGTTGCGCCTTGCAGACTTTGAGTATTAGATGTCCATCCTGGACTTGATAATCCAGATGCATCTGTCAATTGATTTAATTTGGCATAATACTTTATGTATGCTGTTGCTTCTGCAGGTGACATATTTGGATACAATTCAAGTATACACGCCAATACGCCCGTGACTTGAGGAGCTGCCATACTGGTGCCAATATCTCTGCTCATGTAATAACTACCGTTTCTACTATCAGCTGCTACATCACCCCAACTCCCAGGGGTTGATCCTGCCCATGCGCTTGTAATCCATGTACCAGGAGCAAAAATATCTATTCTATTCCCGGTGTTACTATAAAAACCTTTTCGTTCTACTTTGCCTGCATCTATTGCACCTACACATATTGCCCCGGGAACACACGCAGGTGAAGATCCTTTATGCTGATACCACAAATAATAACTTGTTACCGCACCATATGAGGCAATAAACCAATTTCCGTAATCAACTCCTGTAGAGTTATCTACGTAATAACTTTCGTTGCCAGAACTTCCAACAACAATGATTCCTTCGGCAATAGCTGCAGCAACATCTGCTGCATTTGCATCAATATAATATGGAACATTTGCATATACTGTACCGGAGGTTGTAGTATTATACATACCAACACTATTTAGTTGTGCGGAAGTAAATGCAGTATATGGACTACTTCCAAAAGGACCAACGGTAGTTCCTCTACGATTTGCTTGTTTAACTGCGCTAAGAGTTAATGCATTATCAGGGAACGTTAAACTGTTGCCAAAGCTACAATTACATATTGTTGGATTTCTGCGACCCGTTTCAGGATTAATTGGTTTTGTTCTATGAAACGCTCTAATATAATCCCATATAATTAAAGCATCGACTCCGCCCGATACAGGATTAATTTGGTATATGTTTGCGTCTCTTGCCCAGCCTTGTGTATTGCCGCAAGCGGTTCCTGCAGTATGTGCTCCGTGGTTTGCATCAGTAATAGACGCAGACGCGGCATATGAATAACTTCCGCTTAGCAATGTGGATGCGTCATCGTCAATAGATGATACAATAGAATTTAATTGATACCAATCATATTGAACATATCTACTTCCGCCAGTACCATCTGCATTTACTGCAAATTCCGGATGATCTGGCACACCGCAGATACCATCCATAATAATTACATCAACGTTTTTACCTGTTGGGCCAACATCAATAGTTGCATTTTGAGTTGTTGTGCCATCGTCACCCCAATTACTTCTTTGAGAACCTTCAAGGCATCTTAACAGAGCCCAATTTTTCCACGAAGCATCCATACTTGTAGTATAAGTTGTTTTACTAAATGTGCCGGTTTGCTTATACGAATGTAATTTAACGCTTCCACGAATTAATTCCATTGGTTCAACATTTAGAATCCTTGGATCATTTCTTAATGTAACAGCTTCCTCATCTGTTAACATATAATGAGTACTTTGACTTATAGGTCTTCTACGATATACCGGAACTACTCTATCAGGAACTGCGTCTGTGCCGCCAGCAGTCTCCAAGTCATTATACAATGACTCCAACTCATCCATTGATTTTGCAGTAACTACGTATTCTTTTAAAGACATATTAAGATTCTAACTGTACTAGTGTTAAAGAAACCGTAAAGGACGTAGTTCCTGTAGTAAGATTTGTTACCGCAACTGCTATACTTGTGTTAGGGGTTGCCTCATCATTGTAACCCATTACCGCAGGAGATAATGAAATCGTTGAATTGCCTGTGGTAATAATTTCAGCAATAACACCTGCGTTAGCAGACGGATCAGTTCCAGAAGATCTACTTGCATCCGCAAGTCTAGCTGCTTGAGTAGTATATACTCTCACCCATGCATTGTTGGTAACACCAATTTTATATAACGCATACCCTTTAAAACCTGATATTTGTATGTTTGCGGTAATATTGGCCGCAATAGAAGCAGTTGTACCCGTTACAGTTGTTCTCGAAGAAAGCCCTGTACTTCCGCCGCCTCCGCCACCACCGGAACCAAATTCTACCCACTGTGCGCTAGTGCCATCATCAATGTATTCATATCTAGTTCCATAATTAGTATCAACCCACACTTGACCATTATAAGGAGAAGTCGGAGCAGTATCAGAAACAACTAAATTATTAAGACTAATTACACCGGTAACATTACTATAAGATATTCCATTGCCAGCAACAATTGCTGTTCTTGCTCTTGCATTTGAGTAATATACGTTACTACCAAATTCTCTTACATTTGCAGTCGTTAATCCAATAACATTTGCAGCAAATAGACCGCCCCAAATGTTAGAAGTAACTCTATTAACTAAAATATCATTATTAGAGAAGAATTCAAATCCGTTAACTATTAAATTACCGACTCTTAGATTACCAGTATAATTTGGTAATAGTGAAATTACATTAGCATAAACTCTAGCATTGGTGTAATAAAGATTACTTGCAGTTTCTAATACATTAGCTGTGTATAAGTTTGTCCAAATATTAGAAGTTATTCTATTAACACTAATATCATTATTAGAGAAGAATTCAAATCCGTTAACAACCAGATTTCCTACTCTCAAATTACCATTATACTGCGGTAATAGCGAAATCACATTAGCGTAAACTCTTGCATTGGTGTAATATAAATTAGTACCTTCATTTAAATCGGTTGTACTGAAATTTCCAATTGAAGAAACAAAGCCAGTTACATTACCTACTACATTGCCTTCGAATGTGGTTGCTACAACATTCGCTAAACGGAATGAAATATTTGCAGTATCTATTACGGATGCGCCAGGTTCTACCGAATAATTATCAAAGAACTTAAATTTCTTATCAGTTGCGTCTCTAAATAACCCAGCGTGTCTTTCAGTACCAGAATCATTATAATGACTAATAAAACCAAGATCAATACTATCTGAAGGGTTGTTATATCCTAGTTGTATTAATGGATCATTAACGACCAAAGTATTAGCGTAGAATCCTACAACATTTCCGAAAACATTTAAATTGCCGGTAACATTTACCGTGCCGAATGTTACATTTGCAGCAGTATCTACATTTTGACCAATTGAAATAATACCTGTTGTATTATCATATATTACACCTGTGCCCGCAGAAACTGCTGTTCTAACTCTCGCATTCGTATAATATAAATTGTTTAATTCCGCAACATTAGCAGTTGTTAAATCAACAACATTGGCCTTGGCATCTAATAATCCAATTACGTTTGCATAAACTCTTGCATTAGTATAGTATAAATTGGTTGTTTCTGCAACATTCGCAGTGTTTAAACCAATTACATCTGTTGCGTAAGGATTACTTGTTGAAGTGGAAATAATACCATTTGCAGCAATATTAATACCAGGGCCAGCTAATGTCGGCAATAAAGCAATTACATTAGAAGATACTCTTGCATTAGTATAGTATAAATTGGTCGTTTCTGCAACATTGGCAGTGTTTAATCCAATCACATCTGTTGCATATGGTACACTTGCTGCGGAAGATATTATGCCATTTGCTGCAATATTAATACCAGGACCTGCTAAGGTTGGTAATAAAGCAATTACATTTGAACTTACTCTTGCGTTCGTGTAGTATAAGTTGTTTAATTCCGCAACATTGCTAGTTGTTAAGTCTGTTACATTAGCTTTTTCGTTTAATAAACCAATTACGTTTGCATGAACTCTAGCATTGGTATAGTATATGTTACTACCAACTTCCAACACATTAGCAGTTGTTAATCCTGTAACATTAGCAGCGGTTATACCTATCCAAGTTGTAGCTGAAATAATATTAGTACTAATTAAATTGGCACCAGTGATAGAACCACCGCTTCCACCATAAATTGAATTTGCAAATATATTACCTGCAGAAATATTACCGGTATAATTTGGTAATAAAACAATTACATTAGAATAAACTCTCGCATTCGTATAATATAAATTGTTTAATTCCGCGACATTAGCAGTTGTTAGATCAGCAACATTTGCCTTAGCATTTAACAACCCTATTACGTTCGCATAAACTCTGTCATTAGAGTAATATAAGTTATTGCCTTCAGTAACATTTGATGTTGTTAAGTCTGTTACATTAGCTTTTTCGTTTAATAAACCAATTACGTTTGCATGGACTCTAGCATTGGTGTAATATAAATTAGTTGTTTCCGCAACATTGGCAGTATTCAATCCAATCACATCTGTTGCATATGGTACACTTGCTGCGGAAGATATTATGCCATTTGCTGCAATATTAATACCAGGGCCAGCTAATGTCGGCAATAAAGCAATTACATTAGAATAAACTCTTGCATTGGTGTAATATAAATTAGTTGTTTCCGCAACATTGGCAGTATTCAATCCAATTATGTCGGCTGCATATGGTGCACTTGTTGAAGTGGAAATAATACCATTTGCAGCAATATTAATACCAGGGCCAGCTAATGTCGGCAATAAAGCAATTACATTAGAAGATACTCTTGCATTAGTATAGAATAAATTTGTACCTTCTACAACATTAGATGAATATAATCCTGTCCAAGTTGTTGCAGAAATAATATTTGTAGTAATTAAATTGGCGCCAATTAACGACCCGCCTGTGCCATATCCAATTGTTATGTTACCTGAACGAATATTTCCAGTATATGTTGGCAACATTTCGGTAACATTAGAATAAACTCTATCATTGGTATAATATAAATTAATTAATTCTGTAACATTAGTTGTTGTTAAATCTGTATTACTTGAGAAGTTTCCTCTAAGTGTAATTGTAGCCCCATTAGGATTTGTAATTACTAAATTGTTATCTTCATCTACACTAATTTCTGTGTCGCCAATGTATAAAGTTTTACCCGAAGTTCTTAATTCGGTACTCCAAACAACCTTAGCATAGACGTTACCAAAGTAATTAGTTGCATTACCTAAATTAATTAGACCATTTCCTTGCGGCATGACGTTCGCAGTTAAATGGATGTTGCCCGTAATACCCCCGGCACCAACAACCCCTTGTATTCTACCAACTGCAAGAGTATTAGTACTAATTAAATTAGCACCAGTAATAAATCCACCACCGCTATTGGCCGATATTGCATTCGCGGTTAATGTGCCGCGAACAGTTAAATTCGTTGTAACTATTATGTTGCCGGCAGTTATATTTCCAGTAGTAACAATAGAGTTACTACCAAAGATATTCATGAAATGCGTTACGTTTGAATTAGTATATGTCGTGCCTTGCGGATTTACTGCAATATATGCCAATATGTTAGAAAGAACTCTCGCATTGGAATACCACAAATTGCCCGATGCAGGATTCTCTATTACATTTCCAGTATATAGATTATTCCAAATGTTGGCTGTAACTCTATTAAGAGAAATATCATTATTCGAGAATAATTCAAATCCTCTAATTATTAAATTGTTTGTTGTTAAAGTGTTTGTAACAGAAATATTGCCGGTATTACCATCTATAACTATATTGCTAGTTGCGCCACCAACAATTACTCTATTACTAATAACAACATTGCCGCTTAAAAGATTAATATTGCCGGCAGCTGTTATGTTAAGATTAGATGTGGATGTAATTGCGCCAGTGCCAGTACCAAGTTGTATAAAATTATTAGCAATAACATTACCGGCGGTAATATTGCCGGTTGTGTTAATTATGTTACTACCAAAATTAATTAATGCGGCCGCAACATTTGAAGATGTTTGATTTACTGCTAAATATTCTAAAACATTTGAAAGAACTCTTGCATTAGTATAGTATATGTTACTACCAACTTCTAACACATTAGCAGTTGTTAACCCAACTACATTTGCTGCATACAATCCTGTCCAAGTTGTTGCTAAAATAATATTTGTGGATATTAAATTAGCACCAACAATAAATCCGCCGCCATTTCCAATAATCGTATTTGCAAAAACATTACCGGCGGTAATATTGCCGGTTGTGTTAATTATGTTACTACCAAAATTAACCAATGCGGCTGCAACATTTGAAGATGTTTGATTTACTGCTAAATATTCTAAAACATTTGAAAGAACTCGTGTGTTAGTATAATATAAATTGCCAGATGTTTCGAGTACGTTAGCAGTATATAAATTTGTCCAAATATTAGAAGTGACTGTATTTACGATTATATTGCCTGCAGCAATATTGCCTGTTGTGTTAATTATGTTGCTGCCAAAATTAACTAAAGCTGCCGCAACATTTGAAGATATTTCATTTACTGCAAAATAATCTAAAACATTTGCAATAACTCTTGCATTGGTGTAAAATATGTTGTTACCAACTTCTAATACATTAGCAGTTGTTAGATCCGATACATTGGCCTTGGCATTTAATAAACTAATTACATTTGAATAAACTCTTGCATTGGTGTAAAATATGTTGTTACCAACTTCTAATACATTAGCAGTTGTTAGATCCGATACGTTAGCTTTGTCCCCAATTAGACCAATTACATTAGAATATACTCGGGCATTTGTATAATAGAGATTTGTTAGCTCTGAAACATTAGCAGTTGTTAGATCAGCAACATTTGCTTTTGCATTTAACAAACTAATTACATTAGAATATACTCGGGCATTTGTATAATAGAGATTTGTTAGCTCTGAAACATTAGCAGTTGTTAGATCCGATACGTTAGCTTTGTCCCCAATTAGACCAATTACGTTTGAATAAACTCGGGCATTTGTATAATAGAGATTTGTTAGCTCTGCAACATTAGCAGTAGTTAATTTTGGTGTTACATACGCATCAACTCTTGCGTTTGTATAATATAGTTGGTTGCCCTCAGTCAAATCACTGGTTGTAAAGTTGCCTATAGAACTTACAAATCCAGTAACATTGCCTTCGAATGTTTCGGCAACAACGGTTGCTAAACGGAAACTATCATTAGCAGTATCAATAGTTGCAGGGCCCTGTTCACCTACAATGTTAGCAAAGAACTTAAATTTCTTATCACTAGCGTCTCTAAATAACCCAGCGTGTCTTTCTGTGCCCGAATCATTATAATGACCAAGGAATCCAAGATCAATACTATCCGAAGGATTATTGTATCCTAGTTGTATTAATGGATCATTAATAACTAAAGTATTTGCGTAGAACCCAACTAAATTACCTACGACATTTAAATTGCCAGTAATAGTTAATTCATTAAATGTTACATTAGCGTGTGTATCTACATTTTGACCAATTGAAATTTGACCGGTTGTGTTATCATAGCTAACACCGGTACCAGATGACAGTGTTGATCTTACTCTTGCATTCGTATAATATAAATTTGCACCTTCAACAACATTTGATGTTGTTAAATCGCCAATATTTGCTCTATCATTTAGTAATCCAATCACATTTGCATAAACTCTTGCATTTGTGTAATATAAGTTGTTTATTTCTGCAACATTTGCAGTTGTTAATCCTACAACATTTGAGGCATATAGACCTGTCCACGTTGTTGCTGAAATGATATTAGTACTAATTAAATTAGCACCAGTAATAAATCCCCCAGATGTTCCACCAATTGTGGCATTTGCCGCAGTTAAATTACCGGTATAATTTGGTAATAAGGAAATAACATTGGCGTAAACTCTAGCATTCGTGTAATATAAATTGTTTAGTTCTGAAACATTAGCAGTTGTTAAATCAACAACATTTGCTTTATCGTTTAATATACCAATTACGTTAGCATAAACTCTTGCATTAGTATAGTATAAATTTGCACCTTCAATTAAATTAGCAGTTGTAAAATTACTAATTGATAAAACGGTATTAGCTACATTTGCATTTTCGGCAAATACTGCAGAACTACCACTTATGCCCAAGTTATCAATGAATGCTTTTGTTACTCTATTATCGATTGCTGCATTTGCACGAGTATTACTATAGTATAAATTTGTACCTTCAATTACATTACTTGTTGTTAAATCAACAACATTTGCCTTTAAATCTAATAGGGGTATTACATTTGCATAAACTCTTGTATTTGTATAGTATAAATTTGTACCTTCAACAACATTACTTGTTGTTAAATCAACAACATTTGCCTTTAAATCTAATAGGGGTATTACATTTGCATAAACTCTTGTATTTGTATAGTATAAATTACTGCCTTCTGCCACATTTGATGTTGTTAAACCTAAAATACCAACACTAGCATATTCTAAGTTGCCGGTTGCGCCAACACGTAGTACATCAAACGTGTTAGATCCTTTTGTTTTTATATACGCAACATTTAACTGTGTAGCCATTTAATACTGCCCTGTTTTTCTATTATTTATTGTTCTACGTTTTGGTGTACTAATTGTCATTGTGAAAGGGTCGCTGAAAAATATCTTACCACGACATTTGACTGATTTGCCGGCACTGTTAATAATGATAATGTTGTACCTGAAGCAGTATAATCTAATGAAGGTATTTGCGTTAAACCGTCAATTATAACAAATATACTAGATTCATTAGGTACGCTTGTAGATAATGTATATACTGTTGTTGCTCCATCCGAAACAAATTGTTGATAAGAAGAAACAATGCTTACGTTAACACTTGGCAACAATGCAACAACATTTGCATGAACTCTAGTATTAGTATAATATAGATTATTGCCCTCAACAACATTACTTGTTGTTAAGTCGGTTACATCGGCCTTAGCGTTCAATAAACTAATTACATTAGAATATACACGGGCATTTGTGTAATATAAATTTGCACCTTCTATTAAATTGGAGGTTGTAAAATTACTAATTGATAAAACGGTATTAGCTACATTTGCATTTTCCGCAAATACTGCAGAACTACTACTTACACCTAAGTTATCAATGAATGATTTGGTTACTCTATCATCAATTGCTGCATTTGCCCGAATAACTGTATAATATAAATTTGCACCTTCAATTACATTACTTGTAAATAAATTATTCCACGTATTAGAATATATTGTTGTAGCCGTTACTGTGCCCAAAACATCTAACGATTTGTTGAATTCAAATTTGTCGCCAGTATTGTGATATTTTAAATTAGCTTGGGCCCCATCAATATTAAATCCTGCACCATCTGCTGCTGTAGAATTTATTGCGCCATTTGCAAGTATTATATTTTTATCTTCAATTGCCAGGGTTGCAGTATTTAAGGTAACTACGTCGCCTTCAACATATAGGTTACCTTTGATAGTTGCGTCATTAACAACTAAATTTGAATCTGCCAATCCTGCAAGGACTCTTGCATTCGTATAGTATAAATTTGTATTCTCAATTATGTTAGCAGTTGTTAAATCAGTTACATTAGCCTTGGCATTTAATAAACTAATTACATTTGAATAAACTCTTGCATTTGTATAATATAAATTAGTTCCTTCAATTATATTGCTTGTATTTAGATCAGCAACATTAGCCTTTGCGTTTAATAGAGATATTACGTTTGAGTATACTCTTGCATTTGTATAATATAAATTAGTTCCTTCAATTATATTGCTTGTATTTAGATCAGCAACATTGGCCTTGGCATTTAATAAACTAATTACATTTGAATAAACTCTTGCATTGGTGTAGTATAAATTGTTTAATTCAGTTACATTTGCAGTTGTTAATCCTGCAACATTTGCAGCATACAAACCTATCCAAGTTATTGCTGAAATAATATTTGTAGATATTAAATTGGCACCAGTAATAAATCCACCAGATGTTCCACCAATTGTGGCATTGCCTGCAGTAATGTTACCGGTATAATTTGGTAATAAGGAAATAACATTAGCATATACACGAGCATTTGTATAATATAAATTAGTTCCTTCAATTATATTGCTTGTATTTAGATCAGCAACATTAGCCTTTGCGTTTAATAGAGATATTACGTTTGAGTATACTCTTGCATTTGTATAATATAAGTTACCTGCTAATTCTCTAACATTTGCTGTTGTTAAATCTGCCGGGTTAACCTTATCGTTTAATAATCCAATTACGTTTGCGTAAACACGCGCATTTGTGTAATATAAATTAATGTCCTCGACAACATTACTTGTTGTTAGATCTGATATATTAGCTTTTAATGCCGCATTTGCAAGAGTCTGATAATTATCTAGTAATGGACTAACATTAGCATATACACGAGCATTTGTGTAATATAAACTACTACCTTCAACAACGTTACTTGTTGTTAAATCAACTACATTGGCCTTGGCATTTAAAAGATCAATAACATTTGAGTAAACTCTTGCATTTGTATAATAAAGATTTGTTAATTCAACAACATTAGCAGTTGTTAAGTCAACAACATTTGCTTTTAAATTTAAATTCGCAACAGTTGCGTAGCTATTAAGTACACTTATTACATTTGAATATACTCTAGCATTAGTGTAATATAAATTAGCGCCTTCTGCTAAATTAGAAGTAGTGAAGTTTCTAATGGAACTTACAAATCCAGCCACATTTCCTACAACGTTACCTTCGAATGTTGTAGCAACCACATTTGCTAGACGGAATGTTGGGTGTGCGGTGTCAAGAGTTGTGTCACCAGGTTCTACCGAATAATTATCAAAGAACTTAAATTTCTTATCAGTTGCGTCTCTAAATAACCCAGCGTGTCTTTCAGTGCCCGAATCATTATAATGACTAATGAATCCAAGATCAATTGAATCTGAAGGATTACCAAACCCCAATTGAATTAATGGATCAGTTATAATTAAATTATTGGCATAAAAACCTACAGTGTTTCCTAAAACATTCAAATTGCCAGTAATATTTACCGTGCCGAATGTTACATTTGCGGTAGTATTTACATTTTGACCGATTGCAATAACACCGGTATTTTTGTCATATGTTACGCCGGTACCTGCAGAAATTGCTGCTCTAGCTCTTGCATTTGAAAAATACAAACTGCTAGCTGATTCAACTATATTTGCTGTTGTTAAGTTCGAAACAGTTGATTCAACATTAGCAGTTATTACATTTGTTGCTTTGATAGTTCCTGTAACTGGGTCGTAAATAATAGAATCATCGCCTGCACTTATTACTGCTCTAGCTCTTGCATTTGAAAAATATACGTTACCGGTAGTAGTATCGCCGTTTTCTATTACATTACTTGTGTATATTTCACCAATTGCTGCTGTAGATAATATTGCAGAAATTTGGCCGTTTGCTTCAATAGAAATATTCAGGCCTGCTAATGACGGCAACAATCCTATTATATTAGAAGATACTCTTGTATTAGTATAATATAAATTATTACCCTCGACAACATTACTTGTCGTCAAGTCAACTACGTTAGCTTTGGCGTTTAATAATCCAATAACATTTGAGTAAACTCTTGCATTAGTATAATAAAGATTTGTTAATTCAATAACATTAGCAGTTGTTAAGTCAACAACATTTGCCTTTAAATCTAATAAAGGTATTACATTTGCATAAACTCTAGCATTAGTGTAATATAAATTATCACCTTCAATAACGTTGCTGGTGTTTAAATCCGCAACATTTGCTTTTAATGCTAAATTAGATTGTACTTGAGAATTAACTCTTGCATTGGTATAATATAAATTATTACCTTCAACAACATTTGATGTTGTCAAATCTAATACATTTGCCTTAACATTTAATAAACCAATAATATTGGCGTATACACGAGCATTCGTGTAGTATAAATTATTTAATTCCGCAACATTTGATGTTGTTAGGTCAATAACATTAGCTTTGGCGTTTAATAATCCAATTACGTTTGCGTAAACTCTTGCATTAGTATAGTAAAGATTACTACCTTCTGAAATATTAGATGTGGAATAGTTAGGAACAGTTGTTAATAATGCGGCGGACAATTTTCCATCAAACGATGTAATTGGAATATTTGTAGAATTTGCAGTAAATATTACATTACCGCTAGCATCAACCATTCTAAATGTGTTTGCAACGGCGCTCATAGAGCCAGAATTTACAAATCTAACAGATGTGCCTTGCAGCCATAAATCGCGCCATGCATAAGTTTCTGAACCAATATCGTATGGACCCGATGAGATTGGCAGAATATTGCCGTCGACATGTTCTAAATAATTTTGAACACGAGCATTTGTATAATATGAATTATTACCCTCGACAACATTACTTGTCGTCAAGTCAACTACGTTAGCTTTGGCGTTTAATAATCCAATAACATTTGAGTAAACTCTTGCATTAGTATAATATAAACTACTACCTTCAACAACATTACTTGTCGTCAAGTCAACTACGTTAGCTTTGGCGTTTAATAATCCAATAACATTTGCATAAACACGCGCATTTGTGTAATATAAATTAATGTCCTCGACAACATTACTTGTCGTCAGGTCAACTACATTTGCTTTGTCGTTTAATAATCCAATTACGTTTGCGTAAACACGCACATTTGTGTAATATAAATTAATGTCCTCGACAACATTACTTGTCGTCAAGTCAACTACGTTAGCTTTGGCGTTTAATAATCCAATAACATTTGCATATACACGGGAATTGGTGTAATAAAGATTTGTTAACTCTGCAATATTAGATGTTGTTAAGTCAACAACATTTGCCTTTAAATCTAATAAAGGTATTACGTTTGCATAAACACGAGCGTTAGTATAATATAAGTTGTTTAATTCTGTAACATTAGCAGTTGTCAATCCAATAACATTTGATGCGTAGATACCTTCCCATCCATAAGCAGTTATTGTACCTAAAACATCTAAAGATTTGTTGAATTCAAATTTATCGCCGTTTAAACGGTATTTTAAATTAGCTTGCGCCCCAGCAATATTAAAACCAGCACCATCGGCAGCGGCCGCATTTACTGCGCCATTTGCAAGAACTATGTTTTTATCTTCGATTGCAAGTGTTGCAGTATTTAAAGTAACTACATCTCCCTCTACATATAAATTACCTCGTACAGTAGCATCATTAACAACTAAATTTGAATTTACTAATCCGGCAAGGACTCTTGCATTTGAGTAATATAAATTACTACCAAGCTCTCTAACATTAGCAGTTGTTAATTTTGGGGTTACATATGCGTCAACTCTTGCATTGGTATAATATAAATTTGATGTTCCTTCGTTTAAATTATCTGTTGTATGAGTATCAAAGCTTATAACATATAATGCTGCTTGTGCAAAGTCAGCGTGGAATGCGTTTGCAGCATAAACGTTTAAGTTATCAATAAATTCTGTAGTTACACGCGCATCAATTGCCGCATTAGCGCGAGTATTACTATAATATAAATTATTACCTTCAACAACATTTGATGTTGTCAAATCAACAACATTGGCTTTGGCGTTTAATAATCCTATAACATTAGCGTAAACGCGAGTATTAGTATAATATAAATTATTACCTTCAACAACATTTGATGTTGTCAAATCAACAACATCTGCCTTAGCGTTCAATAAACTAATTATATTTGCATATACGCGAGCATTTGTGTAATATAAATTAGTATCTTCTGCTAAATTAGCAGTTGTGAAATTGTTAATTGATAAAACGGTATTAGCTACATTTGCATTTTCCGCAAATACTGCAGAACTACTACTTACACCTAAGTTATCAATGAATGATTTGGTTACTCTATCATCAATTGCTGCATTAGCTCTTGTTACAGTATAATATAAATTACTTGTAGATTCTACTACATTAGCGGTTGTTAATGTTGGGCTTATATATGCATCGACACGAGCATTAGTATAATATAAATTAGTTAATTCCGCAACATTTGCAGTTGTTAGATCAACCACATTTGCTTTACCGTTTAATAATCCAATTACGTTTGCGTAAACTCTTGCATTAGTATAGTAAAGATTAACATCTTCTGCTAAATTAGCAGTTGTAAAATTGTTAATTGATAAAACAGTATTTGCTACATTTGCTAATGTTGCCTCTGTTGAAAGCAATATCCATCGTCTGGTGCCGTCAACATTCCCGGATAAAACATACCCATTAGCCGCAGGTAACCCTAAATCTGGTTCTGCTTCAGATAATTTTAAAAAATCATAACGACTAGCGCCTACATTAGCGCTAGGTATCTTTTTTACTCTACCCGATATTAGTTTAGTCATTTGCAGTTTCTAATAAGCTCATAACCAATCGTAATGCGGTGTTTGCGCCCGCTTTTGCCACAAGTTTTTGTCCTGTTTCTAACACTAATTTGCCGCCAAGAATAGAAGCGGAATCGTTTACTGGAATTTCAAAATTATTACATAACTCAACATACTGATTTCCAGCAGTACTATGATATATTGTGGTATTAGCAGTTGATCCTGATATGTTCGTTACCTGCAACGATAATATAATAGTTGTTCTTAGAGCGGGAGCAGTATAAATCACATTAGCGGATGTTATAAGATTTGATGTTACTGTTTTAAATACGTTTAGTGCTGTTGCCATTTATTATCCCTCGAGTGCTAGCATATATGGAGTCATAACTGCGAACAATGCTTTGTTGAATGTTCTACCTGTAATTGTGCCGTCAACTCTATTTATAACCAAACCTTTTCCGATTCTAAAGTCGCCTAATTGGTCGGTACTTGTGAAATAAACTTGGCCGCCGCGCAATTCAATTACCTCATTTGCCTGTATAGGTACACCACCTAAAGACGGTAATGCAGTTGCAATAGTAGTGCCCGATCCCACATATTCAAACGTATGACCGCTGGATGAAATATAACTTGCTTGATGGAAAGAAGCTCTTGAATTTGCCAATATATTATCATCAACCAACGTCAATAATGTTATTGTACTTGTATTTGCAACTAATTCTGTTGAAGCTAATACTGTATAGAATGTGGCTGATCCATTGCTAATATTTGCCCAATTTTGATTTACAAATTCTAATACTTCAGCTTTAATAAAATCTTTATTAGCTATAACTAATTTTGTAGCATTTATAACATTCGGCTCGGTACTAGGAGTAAATGTGATTGGCTGTTTTTCATACGCAACATTGGGTCCAAAGGTAACAATATTTGCAATTAATCTAACATCATCTAATAATAAGTTTGCTTCTGTACTTGTTGCATATGCCGCAGCAGTTGTATTTTGTATTACTCCGGTTTGATATACATTAGCAATAACATTTCCTCTTATAATGTTATCAACTAAATTACCTATAAAGTAATATGCTGCACCTGTTTGTACTACCTGATTGTTAATTTGTGTAATATTTGCATCATATTGATAATAATAAGTGCCAGAGGTAACAGATTGTCTATTGCCTCCATGTCTCAAATCAAATGTAACACTTTCTAAAATATATCCAACATCGCGAGAGCATTTTGCCTGCGCATTTGCAGAATCAAGGAATGTTGTGTTTGCCCAGAATCCAGGATATGTAGAATCAATATATCCTATAACTTCTGCAGCAATAAAAGTTTTATTGTCTATAATATTGTTTGCTGCATTTGATACATTCACATTAGTATTTGCAGGATATTGATTAGGTATAATTGTATCTGTTACACCTACAGTTCCATTTTGTATTATATTAGTAATTGTATTAAAATTATTTAATACAATGGTTGATTCCACAGCCGTTCCGCCTGTTCCGTTTGTAGGTCCAACATTAGACTGATATACTTGACTAACGGTATTTCCTTGAGCAAACGCAATAGCAATTTGTGCCGCAACATTAATTGCATTAATTGTTTCAACAGATTGATTTGGAATTGCAGAAGTAGGTTGAGCCCAATATTGTAACCCGGCAAACGTAGATTGGGTATTGCTATTGTATGCCAAATCTATTGCTAATGAATCTACAATTAATCCTGTATCTCTTGCACATTTAGCTTGATCATAATTTGCAAACAACACAGAATCGCCATAATTTGGTCTAATACTTAAGTTACTTAATGTTATTTGATTAGTTGCTTCAGTTGTACCTGTTTGTACTTTTCCGTAATATAAAGGTTCACTTACACCATCTGCCCATAAACCATATGTTCCAAATGATGCGTTAGAGTTTGTAATAGAACAGAATCCACCTGTTTCGCACTTAATAGCAATATGGCAGCAAATTGTAAATACAGATACCAATTGTGAGTATCCTCTATTTAACATATGGATACCAATACCGCCTTCATTGGTTTGTGTATATGCATCACACACCATAGAGCGTAATCCGGAAACATATCTTCCATCAATTCTCATACCTGTTCCGGTAGTTGTAATTGATGAACTATTCTGAATATACGGACTAGTTACAATAGTTCCTGCGGATCCGTCGGGATTATATGAGAATACTGCTGATGGCGATACGTGATCTCTGAATGTAATACCTGTTACATAACAGGCATTGTTAACATAGAACATATCAACACTTGGTTGACTTGGTCTAATAGTTGTTGTTCTTAAGTTATCACCTATTAATGCGACACGGGTTGGTATCGTTACAGGTTGATTATATAATCTGTAATCGCCACTCTTCAAGAATACAGTTGTCCATTGTGTTGCTGCAGCTAAAGCAACGTGTATGTTTGCGAATGCGTTACCCATTGTAGTACCGTCATTTGCATCATTACCATTTTGAGCAACATACAATACATTAGAATTAAATCTTGATACAAGTGCTCTTAATTCTGCAACTGAAGGCTGAACAAGTGCATTAACTCTTGCGTTAGTATAATATAAGTTATCTACTTCTGCAATATTAGCAGTTGTTAAATCAACTACGTTGGCTTTGGTGTTTAATAACCCAATAACATTGGCGTAAACACGTGTGTTAGTATAATATAAGTTATTTAATTCTGCGACATTAGCAGTTGTTAAATCAGATATATTTGATTTTAAGTTTAATAGAGGTATTACGTTAGCATAAACTCGAGTATTAGTATAATATAAGTTATTTAATTCTGCGACATTAGCAGTTGTTAAATCTACAACATTTGCCTTTAAATCTAATAAACCAATTACATTTGCATAAACTCGAGTATTAGTATAGTATAAATTATTACCTTCTGCTAAGTTGCTAGTAGAAAAATTACTAATAGAACTTACAAAACCATTTACATTGCCAACCACATTACCAATGAATGTAGATGCAACAACATTTGATAAACGGAATGAAGTATTTGCAGTATCTATTACTGATCCAGGTTCTACCGAATAATTATCAAAGAATTTAAAATTATTTTCTGAAGCGTCTCTAAATAGACCCGCATGTCTTTCAGTTCCAGCATCGTTATAATGTCCGATAAAACCAAGATCAATTCCGTCTGAAGGATTACCAAACCCCAATTGAATTAATGGGTCATTTACAACTAAATTATTAGCGTAAAATCCTACAACATTTCCGAAAACATTTAAGTTCCCAGTAATGGTCATTTCATTAAATGTTACATTTGCATGAGCATCAACATTCTGACCAATTGAAATTTGACCTGTCGTAGTGTTATACGAAACACCTGTTCCGCCAGAAAGAGTAGATCTTACTCTTGCATTTGTGTAATATAAATTATTACCTTCAACAACATTAGATGTTGTTAAATCTACAACATTGGCCTTGGCATCTAATAAACCAATTACGTTTGAATATACTCTAGCGTTAGTGTAATAAAGGTTTGTTAATTCAATAACATTAGCAGTTGTTAAATCTGTTATGTTTGCTTTATACGCAAGTAACGGAGCAACATTAGAATAAACTCTAGCATTGGTATAGAATAATGCATTATCGGATTCTATTACATTTGCACTGTATAAATTATTCCAAATATTTGCAGCAATACTATTTGTAAATATATTACTTGATGCGAATTCTATAGTAGATGTAACATTTGATGTAATATTTGAAGCAAGAATTGTATCGGTTACACCTAAGCCTTGGATTACTAATGAGTTTGCATATAAAGCGTTTGCCGCAGTTAAATTGTAAACAGTTACATTAGATAAATTTAAATCTTGACCGGTTACTGCACCAATTGTTCTTGCATTTGTAAAGTAAAGATTTGCGCCTTCTCTTAAATTACTTGTTGTAAAATTATCAATTGATAATACAACATTGGCAATGTTTGCAGATTGTGCAACATCTGATGTTTGCGCATTAGTTGAATCGATACCCAAATTATCAATGAACGTTTTCGTTACACGATCATCAATTGCCGCATTTGCTCTCGTTACAGTATAATATAAATTACTTACAGATTCTAAAACATTAGCAGTTGTTAAATCAACAACGTTTGCTTTATCATTTAGTAATCCTATCACATTTGCATAAACACGAGCATTTGTATAATATAAATTGCCAGCAGTTTCAATTACGTTTGCTGTATAAAGACCAAACCAAGAATTTGCACTAATGTTTTCAGAAATAACATTTACAGCAGTTGCTGTATTAGTAGAAACATTACTTGATACTAAAGATCCTAAATCTAATCCAGGAATAACTAATGCACTTGCAACTATTGTTCCAGTAACAATTACATTACCGGCATTAATATTGCCAGTAACTGTTGCATTTGCTAAATAAGAAGCACCTTTTAAACCAATGTATCTGTAACCTACAACAAATAACTTTTTAGTAGGATTTGATACTAAATATGCGGGAATTGATCCGCCAATAAAATTTAATACGCCAGATTGGTAATCAAAGAACCATTCGCCTACGCCCCCGATACCTGCATCCGATAATTGTGTGCCGGTAGATGTTGGGTCGGATGCACCTGCAGTATCTGCATATACTTTTACAAAATAGTCTGCACCAAATTCAGGTGTGATCCAATCTGTTAAGTTTGTTTTCCAACTAGGATATACGCCACTTACAAGAGTAGATGTTGCATCAGCCGTACATTCAATTCTGCTTGTAGTTAAGTATGCTTGAATAATTCCCGGTACAGCTGCAGGAGTGGTTGGGATATCTCCAGCTTGTGTCCAAACTTTATCGCCACGATTTAATGCTGGGCTAGCAGTGGCCTCATTTGCAAGACCCTTATTACCAGGCAAGTCAGTCTTGGCAACACCAAAGAGTTTCTTATATAGTAGGTCAACCTTTTGTGAATCTGAAATTGCCATTTAATTACTTGCTCCGAGTATTGCTAAAGCAGTTATAGTTTGTCCTGCATTGAGTCTTATCCTAATATATATCTCACCTGACGCGCCCGAATCTGAGCTGTTTGCTGAACCAAAAGTACATGTCTTACTTTGGGTCCCGGCTGTATTTAATGTTACGGTTCCACCTAATGCGCATCCATATGACGGCACACCCGATCCTGGATAAGCAACACTCATATCTACCCAACCATTTGTCGCTGCGGCTGTTGTATCTATTGCACTGCCCGGTAATGCTACCCATAGACCTGCTAATTGACCTGTGAATTTAATATTAAATTTACCAACAGATGCTCGACTAAACTTAAACGTATAATATTGAGCACCGCCTCTACCAGAACTTAAATTAGGACCAACTGGTAAATATCCTACAGAATAATTTGTTTGATCGTGTTTTAATGTAGCACCTACAATAGTTGCATCATATGATAATAAGGTACTTGTATTACTATTAAACAATAATGCGCTTGCAGATTGCACTGGCGTATCAGTTGATCCTGGGTTAATAATTCTTGCACCGTATCCTGCGCCCGAACCAACATTACCCTGAACCCAAATATTACTTTCTTCCATTGTTGATTCGGAAGAAATTGTGGCTGTTTTATAAAGAACAGTTGCACCTAATGAGAATGAACCTGTTCCTGAAATATAACTATTTTGTCCTGTTAAACTAGGACCAACTGTGGTTGTGCCAAATCCGGATGCAATATTTACTGTTGTAGAAATTTGAGCATTGCCACTTGAAACATATAAGTTTCTTGTTAACGGTAAAGGTACACCTGTTACACCGGCACTTTCATAATTTAAACTACTAGGTGTTCCAAATCCTGTGGCTGACGATCCTGTAATAAATGTGTTACTTGTTGGGAACATATCACCACTAAGGTTTTTAACATTAGCAGTCATTGTAAATACTGTAGCACTAGTATAATGTGGTATCGTACTTGAATTAGAATATACGTTTGAAGTTGGATATATTACAGGAACAGAAAATACAACTGCGCCTGGGCTACTTGAATCATAGTACCAATATGCTATATTACTAGAACCGCCTTGACTGTGATTAATATAAACTTCATTCCAACCTGCAGATACTGTGCCTGATGCGTTAGTATCAAAGCTTTCCCAGAAACCACCAGCAGCACCCGTTTTTGTGGCATAATCTACATTATCGCTTATAACTAAATCACCGTATGTTCCATTATCCGAACCAGTTACAAGTGTTCTTGCACCAGTTGCACTTCCGTTTTTATATAATGTGACTGTTCCTGTATTCCCAGGACCCATATCATTCATTGTGGTAGTAGTATAAGAACTTGCCCTACGTACTAAAGAAACAATATTTGCGCCACCTACATTTCTACTACTTGGTGTGTTGTCTGTTTGTGCAAAATTTGCCATTCTAAAAGTAGAAACAGAATTAATAGCAATATAACCATTTCCTGGGAATGCTATTGGCGCAGCTGGAACTAATTTGCCCAAAATTTCATTCAATTGAGCTATTCCGTTTGTTACTGTTGTATCTACTGTCATAGTAATCGCATTACTTATTAAATTGCCCTGTGTTGCTGTTCCAAGTGTTAATCCAACATTCGAACGAGCAGTTAATGTTCCGCTAACAACTAAATTGCCGGTAGTTACATTAGCAGTTGTTAATGCATCTATTACACGAGTATTTGTAAAATAAAGATTTGAACCTTCTCTTAAATTACTTGTTGTAAATGTGTCAATTGTTAATACTACATTAGCAATGTTGGATGTCTGTGACACATTTGATGTAACTGCAGAATATGCCTCATTTGCGATGCCTGCAACAAATGATGTTCCATTCCAAATTAATGTTCCGTTTGCCGTAATGCCAGTTACATCTACGTCAGCAAGAACATTGATGCTCATCTGCGATACATTAGATAGCACTCGAGCATTTGTAAAATATAAATTGGTTCCCTCTGCAACATTAGCAGTTGTTAAGTCAACAACATTTGCCTTTAAATCTAATAATGGGATTACATTCGAATAAACTCTATCATTCGTGTAGTATAAATTTGTTAACTCTGCAATATTAGATGTTGTTAAGTCAACAACATTTGCCTTTAAATCTAATAAAGGTATTACATTTGCATAAACTCTAGCATTCGTGTAGTATAAATTTCCTTCAGTTTCTAATACATTTGCGGTATAAATTCCTAGCCACGTATTTGAAGAAATTATATCACTAACAATGTTGACATTGCCAGAAGCACTTTTAACCGAAAGTCCGCCGCCTGCAGTTTCAGATAATAACGTATTACCCAATCGAATTGTTGCACCAGACAACCACAAGTCTCTAAATCTGTATGCGTCTGAACCTAAATCATAAACACTACTAATTAAAGGAATAATATTCGTATCTAAATATTGCAATCTTTCCGTTACATTTGCATAAACTCTAGCATTCGTGTAGTATAAATTTGTTAATTCTGCAACATTGGCAGTTGTTAAGTCAACAACATTTGCCTTTAAATCCAATAATGGGGTTACATTAGAATAAACTCTAGCATTCGTGTAGTATAAATTTGTTAATTCTGCAACATTGGCAGTTGTTAAACCAATAACATTTGCTGCATATAAATTTGCCCAACCATTGGCTGTTAACGTGCCTTGAACATCTAACGACTTATTGAATTCAAATTTATCGCCTGTACTACGATATTTTAAATTAGCTTGGGCGCCATCAATATTAAAACCAGAGCCGTCCGCTGCTGAAGAATTTATGGCACCGTTTGCCAATACAATATTTTTATCTTCAACGGTTAATGTGGCAGTATTAAAAGTAACTACATTACCTTCAACAGTTAAATCGCCTTGAATTATTACATTATTAGTTACAATATCTTGACCAACTAATGCTGAAATAACTCTAGCATTTGTATAGTATAAATTATTTAACTCTGCAACATTAGCAGTTGTTAAGTCAACAACATTTGCCTTTAAATCTAATAAAGGTATTACGTTTGCATAAACTCTAGCATTAGTATAATAAAGATTTGAACCTTCTCTTAAATTACTTGTTGAAAACGTATCAATAGTTAATACAACATTAGCAATATTAGAAGTTTGTGATACATTAGATACGACCGCAGAATATGCTTCGTTTGCAATACCTGCAACAAATGATGTACCATTCCAAATTAATGTGCCGTTTGAAGTAATACCTGTAGTATCAACATCTGCGAGTACATTAATACTCATCTGTGATACATTGGATAACACCCTATTATTTGTGTAATAAAGATTCTCTGAACCTTCATTTATTATATTTGTGTTACCTGAGAATGCTACTGCAACAATATTTTCTGTTATTGCTTGAATATTTGCAGCAATGCCGCCATTTGCTTTATAATATGTTATTGTATTATCAATTGCGGTAATTGCTGCTCTTGCTCTTGCATTGGTAAAATATAACTTGCTGCCTTCTGAAATATCATCAGACGTGCCAGAGAATGTGGTTGTTAGTCCAGGATTTGAACCAACTAAAATCCATCCATTACTTGAATACATCAAGAATGCTGAATCACCAGATCTCTTTAATTCAATAGCAAGATTATTTTGAATATTACTTGCTAATACAAATTGTCCACCTAGGGTAGTTACTAGGTTAATAATCTTTAATTGGCCATCAGCGCCTTGTGGTAAATCTAAATAGAATTTACCGCCAGGATCAATATCTACATTTGCAACAGTAAATACAACATTTGCACCTGCAGTTCCAGGAGTACCATTATATACAACATTTGCAGTATAACGAGTACCTAATGTATTAGTTCCATCTATAGATGATGACAATGCTAAAACATTACCGGTATTTGATGGATCACTTACATTAAATATGTATTGCGAACCTTTTACAAACTGTAACCCTGTTGGGAATGGTCTTAATCCGGTAGGGCCAACCCAATCTTCAGGAGGATACGTGAAAACTGTACTATCTGCTTGAGATAAGTGAATCTTATCATTTTTATATCTAACGTATAATGTCTGTGTAGTAGGAGTACCATTAGCAAATGTAAATCCTCTACCCGTGGCAGAAACATCTTCCGTATATAAGAATATTGTAGAAGGTAATATTGATCCATTCGAAATAGCATTTGCATCCGCAGAACGGCCACCATATAAATCTGTTCTAGTTGTGGTAATACTTACCGTACCAGCAGCATTTAATGTTTGAACTGTCCCGCCGAGAAGAATGTTGCCGGCTAATGTAGGATCGGTGATTGACGAAAATAATGTACTTGCTTTTACATTATAGCTATCATTATCCTGTATAAGATAAAATAAATCATCCTTATTAACTACATTAGCACTGGCTAATTCCGATATCTTTAAATCTGCCATTAAAACACCAAAAGGTTATTAATTGAATTACATCATAACCAAATTGTGTTTTAAGATTCTTTCAATATAGAACCGTCGTTGGCATCGCCAAATAATGTACCTGTGGCATTAGCATTAAAGTTCTTTGACATTGCTACTAGCAATTCTGCTTTCTTTCTTGTTGCACCTTGTGTTGTCGTATATGTTGTATACGATAACCAACCTGGTCCTACTATACCGTTAGCTTTATTGCCCGGAACATTTGCTTCAATACGATCAACACCGTATACGTTGGCTTTATTAAGGTTATTGGCACGGTGCCCAATTGCAGCGTTACCAGTAGGAATCCATTTTGGATCTTCTTGAATAGCAATATTAGCAGTTGCAACATTGGCACCGCGGTATGCTGTATCAAGAACAATTGTAGTGCTGTTAGTAATAGTTTGAATTGCATAATCTTCATTGGCAATCACCAATGAATACCCTGCATAAAAGCCATTAGCCGCAGTAACTACTGGTGCGCTTGTAACAACTGTTGTGCTACCTAAATTAGCGCGAGCTGTTGCGCTAACTTCAATTCTATCTCTGTTTCCCCATGCTGACATTTTAGTCTCCCTGTTTTTATTATTTATAATTAAGCACTGGTGTGCTTATTACTCTTTATTTTTTTACGGCTACGCTTGGCATGGATTCCACGCGGCGCGCCGTTCCATGGTGAATATATTTTTTACGTCCACCTTCTTGATCAGTCACAACATACTCAGCATAAGGTTGTCCGTTTTTAGTACTAAATTTATCATTCGATACTGTGTTGCCCGCCTTGCGGTGTGCAGCAATTTTATCTTCAAGTTCCATTCTAGTGAATGCTTCAATAATAACTTCTTCATAATTCTCTGCAAATGCTTGTTCTGCAATTGCAACGATTTCTTTTTGCATTGATTCTTCATCTGTTCTAACAATAGATTGAACAGCTCTTAGGAAGTCACCGAATGTTGGATTATCAGTAATCTCAATTGTAAAGTCGTTATGCTTGACAATAGTCTCTGTAACACCTTCTTCAAAAGAGGCGTTGATTGTGCCGCGAGGACCACGATCATCTTTGATTCCTGCGGCTATTAGAGCATCTGCTCTGTCACCGTAAGATTTAATATCGGGTGCAACTTTTCTAATTGCTTTTTTAACTGTAGGAGAAGCACTGCTCCTTGCAATCTGATTCATTGTTACTTTACCAGCATGACCTACTTCATCGGGCATGCCTTCTTCAATTTCTTCTTCCTCTTTAACTGTTTTTGCTTTTTTGCCAGCACGAAGCTTTGCAAAATCTTTTCCATCAATCTTTTCATCATCAACCACATCTAATACTTGTTGATTAGGATGCAATTGTTTTTCTTCAATTGTATCGCCTTCGGGTGTAGCATGTTCGTGCCTCACGCTGCTTTTAACTTTAACTGCCTCTGTTTGAATTTTGCGAACTTGGCCGTCAGCAAATTTAACATTGTACCAGTCAATAGTGCCATCTTCATTTGGTTTAGCATGTTGCTCTGAAATGCACTCGCCTTCGCCATATAAATTATGTTCAACGTGTGTAGCACAAAAATGTGCACCGTCAACTTTACCTGCGTCTTCAGCTTTGCCTTCAACTTTAGCTTCTGTGATTTGTCTGATTGATTCAAACAAACTATTTGTGATTCTTGTCATTTTTGATTCCTTTAAAATGAATTCTATTTATTATTTATTAAGTAAACCAAACCAGTTTACTTACGTTTTGTCGATAATCTAGATCTTTCCAAAGCTCTTATCTTTGGCATTAACTTTACTGCAAGATTGCCTTGAATTGCCATCATATTTTTAATCTGTTGTTCCACATGATCTTTTTGTTGTGCAGATAATTGTTTCTTGCCTCTGCCACGTAAGATTCTTTTTTGTAGAAGTCTTCTTGCGGCCGCAGTTGCTCTTTTATGTAGTACATCTATTGTAGATGTTCTTCTTAATCTCATTTTGCGAGCAGTACCGATAGCAGTTTTTCTAGATTTTAATTTTTGTGATTTCTTTAAACGACTTGTCGCTGAAATCTTTTCATCTAATACTTGAATATCTTCTAACACGAATTCTTCAGGAGAGTATAAGTCTTCAATGTCTTCCCATGTTAAATGGTTAGCCATTTCATCGAGATCGTTCTCGCTGATTTCTTCGTTTAAAAATTCTAAAAAATTAATCATTTTAGTGTAGACTTTAACATCCAAGCATGTTTCTGATGTGCTGCAATTCTATCTTGTAAGTAATTAGATAATCCTAATTCACCAGCAGCTTCCGATAATTTATATGCACGCATCAACGATACTAATACAGTATTGTTAGAGCTCTCCAAACTTGTAAATATACCCATAGATGAAACCACATTTGTTTCTTCTGTAACACTTGCGTATGTAATTAAACTAGCTAATGATGTCGGGGCATATGCGCCAATTTTTCTAAGCCACTCAGCAGTAGAATCAATTGACTCATATATTTCACTATAGATTGATTCTAAAAAAGTATGGTCTGCATAAAAACTTCTTGTTTCCACATTCCAATGTCCCGATTGTGCTTTAAAGTATGTGAGAAACGTATCCCCCAATACTTTATTCATCGCATCAACTAATTCCTCATTCATTTTATACGTCCTGCGCGTTAGCTTTAACCATAGATTTATAAGATGAACTATGAGTAGCTAATTGCGCTTTATCTCTATGTACATCTTGCATTGCTGCACCTTTTTGTGCTTCAATTTTTTGTGTTTCTGGATTGGCCAAGAAAGATTTAAATGAAGCTAGACCAAGTGGTTTGCCTTCGTATCCTTGATCTGCAATTGGTATATCAATACCATGGAATACTTCTTTATTAGGTGAAGCATTTACATCTCTGTGTACTGTAGGAGGATCAGGTGTGTATGTCTCTTGTACATTCATTGATTTTCTGAATGACGATAAAGCCTTCTTTGTAGATGGCAATTGATCTTCGTTGTCGTCAGCAACATTGTTATTGTTTGAGTCTTCCATTTTTTTATCCGTTATGATTCGTTTATTACGTTCTTTAACAAACATAGGTTTGCCATCCGGGCCTATTCTTGCCACCATCTTAAAGTCTGATGCATTAATTCCTTCAGCCACATCGCTTGCACCAAATGTAGGAATAGTCGTTCCAATTTCATTTGCAAATGTGCCATCCTTGTGCATGGATAATTTGCTCATTTCCTGTTGATGTGTTTTAATGTATTCTAATTTATTATCAGGATATCCTAGCATATTCAATGTATCGTGTGCAATTGCAACGTACATATTAAAATCATGTGCCATTTTGTTGGTTGCAAAATTATTAGCTTTTGCTTGTTTTTCTACTCCAAGATATGCGTCAGTTGCTTTAACTGCCTGTAAAACATACTTTGGATTTAATTTAGTATTAGCAATTACTTCTTCTAACTGTATAGATGCACTTGGACACATATGCAGGTTAGTTGTTTTGTAACCATCAAATTCAATTTCTAAATTATGACTTGTTAGTTCTGCTAGTTGTGCTTTGGACATTAACAATGCAGGAAGTTTTCTAAGTCTATTTGTTTCTTCAACAGAAATTGAAGGGGAAAAATCTTTAAAGTTTAGTATTTTATCGCTATCTTTAATATCGTTTATCCAATGTTTTGTCGTATTACCTGATTCTAATTGTATTGTAACGTATGATGAACCTTTGTATACGATTTTTCCCACTTCGCCGCTTTTTGATTCTACAATATCACCAAGATTAAAAATCTCTTGTGCATGATATGCTTCTCTAATTGGTACACATTTACCCTGTGCTTTGCTCCAGACAGATCCTTTTTGGCATACTGCTTCCATCCCAGGAGTCATCTTGTGCATGTATTCTGTGCCTTCAGGTGTTCCCCAATCAAAACGAAATGGATTCTCAAAATCCTCTTTAACCGCTTTAATATGATTGGCAATTTCCTCTGCATGAGGATGTAATGCTTTAGGTAGACCTGATTTGAATTTCTTCATTTCGCCTGCTCTGGCATGAGCACGCATCTTAGTTCCAGACATTCCCTCTACGCCTTCTGCGTCGGGATCTCTTTGTCCTGCTGAAACTACTTTAATTGATTTAAAATTGTAGTGGCCGTGTGCACCAGCAACATTGTTATACTTATGTAATAATTTATGATATTCATCCACACGGTCAGACCCAGCAACCATAACCAAATGCTTATAACCTTGGCCGTGTATTTTTGCTGCAGCATGCAGAAAAGTTGGAGATTGTTTAGAAGCACCTACTACCTCAGTACCTTTTGGTGCTACGTGTTTTAAGTATCCAACTTTTGCCTTTACTGGCAATGGATCTTTGGATGTGCCTTCGGAATGGGATGCTACAATAAGAGCATCAGCATTGTGTTCTTTAGCAACTTCATGAACTTTATTAATAACCTGCTCATGACCTTTTGAAACTGGTTGAAACCGGCCGTAGGTAAAAACTTTTGTTTTTTCCTGCGATTCTGTGATGAATTGTTTAAAGTCCATTGTTTTCCATTAGAATATAGTTGATACTTATTATTTATAAAATAAGGATGTTTGGTTTATAAGCCATATCTGGTCTTAGTAGTATTAAAAGTTGTGTTTATTTCAGTAAATGTTAATGCTCTATTATAAATTAATACCTGTGAAATTGCACCGTTAAAGTTTCTTGTACCACCGCCTCCCGTGTCTTGTGATATAAAGAAATTTAAATTTGTAACCGTAGAATGTGAAAGAAATTGACCGGATGATGTTAATCCGCTAGATTTTCCTAAATATGCAGTTGCCTGTGTTGATGTGACACGAATTGCCATCATGGCCCATGCGTTATTAGGTACGGATAATCCGGTATCCCAATTATATGTCCCTTCATCATTATTCCAATGATATCCTATTGAGTTATTTCCCCCAGGAGCAAAATTCATGCCGGTAGCAGAATTTGTGGCAGACCCCATACCATCTCTACTCATTAAAATACTAGTATAATCAGCTTGTGTTTGACTGGAATTTATCCAAACAATAAAAGTTGCTGCGGATAAAGATGATATAGTACCAGACGTTGAAACATACCTATTATTAACTAAATTAAATGTAAAATATCCTGGATCTGATGTATAACTAGGACTATTTACCAATGTTCCATTATTTGATTGTCCGCTTAAATCATTCCAAGCTGTTCCGCTGCCAGAATAACTTGCAGCATCTAAATATAGTATCAAGCCGTCGGTAATAACACTATAACCAACAGGGTAAGATCCTAAGACAAGGCCGTTGCCCATTTGTATTCCGTTTCCTATTTGCATTATAAATCCTACGAGTAATTATTTGGTATTGGTGGTACAGGATAAGGGTGTTTTGGTTTGGGTGGTTTTTTTTTCGGCTTGTGTTTAAACCAACTCATCTTACCTCCTTTTTATCTAAAGTTAATCAAAATATATAGACAGCCTATTGACATGATGTTATTATATGCTATGAGGCTCAGTGATAAGAAACATTAACAGTTCCACTTTCTAAGGGCTTTGTTAATTCTTGAATCAGGGTCTCTAGCAGTCTTAGCGGATGTTAATCGCTTCTTCATTCCACCCATACGAGCACAAAAAGATTTTCTTCTATTAGCTGCTTTACTTCCGGGCTTTAATTTAGATGGTTTAGTAGTTACGGCCATTTGTAACTTTGAACCGGGATTTTCTCTACGATATGAAGCAATGCCAGCTTTGTTTAATCCGCCTTCAGGATTCTTTCCCTCTTTGCGTTGCCAAGCTGCAACTTCTAATAGCTCTTCATCCGTAACCGATTCGAGTTCTTCCCAAATTATTTCGGAATCAACATTATTTTCTTTCGCAATGTCTTCGATGACATCTTCAATTAGGTCAAAAATGTCTTCTACCGATTCGGCTGATTGTTTAAGTGCTTGTGCAGTAGGTGCACCTTTACTTCCAGGTTTACGCATACGTTCACCTGACCCAGCTTTGATTCGTTTACGTTTTGCGTGGATGTTATCCCATAATCCTCGTTTGCCTTCTTCAACAGATTGAAGTTCTTCCCTTACTTGTTTAAATGTTTTCATGCTGATCTTTCGAAATTTGCTGCACTAAACTCTGCTCTATCCACAATCTTAGATGGTCTATTGTTTATAACTGCAACGTGGCCTTCGGGTTTAACTGGTTTGCCTTTGATACTATGATGGAATGCGTATTCTGCTCCACCTAATGTGTGTGCCAAAACATTCTTTGCGTTTTGTAGGTGCTTATGAATATCAAAAGTAGTTTTAAATTCTTCTTTATGCGATTCAATGTGTCCGACTGCTTTAATTAATGTTGCACTTTTCGCAGCTTTTGCTTTGTCTGTTTTAACTTTGTCTACTTCTTTTTGTAACTTATTTGATACATGAGCTATATATCCTGCAACCGAGGGAGTAGATTTATTTCTAACAGTTTGATTAATATAAGTCTTTAAATGTTCTTTGTGGTTCTCATTTTCACCTTCAATATGCGAATAATCTTTTAATTTAGTATGAGCTTCAACTGCTTTTTTCATATGACCTTCAAACGCCTTTTGTGCATCAGGTGCATAATGTGCTGAAGATGGCCTAAAAGATGTATCAATCATATGAACATCGGAATGTTTGTTGAAATTTGATATATCTGCATTATATTGTGCCTTCATATCTTCTAGCTTGTTACCTTGATATGCAGTATGGACAGCTACACCAATCTTTGCTGCTTTTGCTTTTGCAGCTTCAGGTGTACCATTCTTAGCAGAATATGTAATTGTGTTTGGCTTAAAATGAACTGAACCTGCAGAAGATTCTACATCTCCGGTAGGATTTGATTTGCTCTTGACACCTGAGTGCATAATGTCACCCTGGTATACTCCACGATTTGGAGTTACTTTTTGTAAATGATGTAGAGCAGCAGTTAACTTTGCAACCAGGCCGGGCGCGTGACCATGATTCTGTTGTATGTCAGATTCAGTATAGTTTAATTTTGGATTCTTATTGAATACAGATTTAGACGCAACGAAGAATCGGCCTGATTCCGGATGGTGTCCAAATATAACTGAAGGCGACCCATCATACTTTGTCGATATAGATACAGATGATTTTTTGCCTTGTAGAGCACGATGTGTTTCTTGAAGGGTATTAAATGCGTGTTTAAATCCTTCTTCGCCAGCATTGATCGGATGATCTTCAGCGTGCTCTAAATGGGTTAACTTGTCTTCATTTGCAGATTCATTTAGATAAGCGGAGAATGAAAACATTATGCTGCCTTTCCGGCGCTTTTTAATGTGCTCAATGGATCGCTTTGTGAATCAAATTTGTGAGTCTGTGAAGCAAATTTCTTCTCAACACCTGTTTTTGGATCAGTGTGATAGAAATGGACACCCGTGCCGCTAGCTCTAACTGTAATATTTTTATGGTCGTTTAGAATATGCTCATAATCATGACCCGGGTGCGATTCATGATGCTGAGTACCTTTTGCAGTTTTATACGTAGTATGTTTACGAAAAGTTCCTACTCCCGCTTGTTCTGCAGGAGTAGTGTGTGCGTGTAATACATCTCGAATATGATTAACTACGTGCTCATGGTCACCTGAATCTAATTTGTGTTGTAGTTCAACTGAATGATGATAAGCTACTGCTCTTAATAATTTTAAATTTTCTGTTTTAATCTGTTTGTGTTTTTCCGGATTTTTCTCGGCCCATTCTTTTCTAGCTGCAGGCAAATCCGCATGGTGATCTTCTTTTTTAATATCTGTTAATTCTGGGTGCATCGCTTTGATTTTCTTTTGATGCGCTTTAAATAACGTGTCGGCCATTGAACCACTAGATTGTTTACCTAGACTAGAAGAAGGCACATTTTTACTTGAATTTTCACTAACTTTTAAGCTTCTACCGTGATATACTACTTTACCCGTTTTTGGATGTTTGGTAGTTATATAAATGTCTGACGAATCTTCTTTTTGTGTTGCCTTAACCCCTGTTACTTTTTGGGTATCACCTTTCTTGGATGTATGTGATACACTAGTAATTATATGGCCAGGATGTGTTTTTGCGATACTAGCGCGAATATCTGCTGCCGCGCTATCAGCTCCTGCTTTGATCTTTGCATAATCTTTTGGATGGATTTGCGCCTTTAATCTATCGTGTGCTTGTTCAGGTGTTTCTTTTCTTTTAGTTTTTTCGTCAACCAAATGAAAATCTGGCATATGTTTGTCGTTATTTAATGCCTTGCCGGTAAGGAGTTCGTGTAAAACACCTCTGGTATTATTTGTAACCTGGCCTTCGACTTTGGGATTATCTTTTTTGACTGCTTCGTTGAGCTCTTCGATGTCAAAATCTTCAGAAGTTTCGTATAGGTCTAATACGATATCGTTAAGAGATTCTCTAAGGTTCTTAAATTGTTTCATTTTTCGTCCATTTAAATGAATTATACTAATATTATTTATAATAACAGAATTTACGAAACACGTGGAAAACCGGCGATATTCGCCGGTTTATCTTATTATATTACTTAGAAGTATGTAGTTTTTTAACGTGCTCTATTGCGGAAGGTAAATCTTTAAGGTGTTTTTCGTGAACATGCTCATCGCCCTCATCATCGAGGGTGGCATTTTTATAATGAACAGTCCTAACAGTCGCTGTATTATCTTTATGATGACTAACAGTCGCCGAATAATTCATATTTTCGTGTTCATGGGAGTAGTGATCTTTTACTGGAGACTTATGTTTTAACTTTTGGGCATCCAGTTGTTCTTTATCGTTGCCCACGGCATGGAAAAAATGGGGTTGTTCTCCGTGTAGGTTCTTTCCGCTAACAGTATTTAATTTTTTAACAATTTCATCATGATTTTCGTTAAGATTTTTTCCTAACAACATACTTGCAATTGATTCGTGTAATTTTTGCATTTTTATTTCCTAGAATATAGTTATACTAATATTATTTATAATAACAGAATTTACGAAACACGTGGAAAACCGGCGAATTGCTCCGCCGGTTTGTTGTTTTATTAGATGTTATTCTGGCGTTTTTAGAGTTTTAACGTGCGCTATTGCAGACGGTAAATCTTTAAAATGCTTTTCCCGGTGTTTATCGGAAACATTATAGTCTTGTTGTCTATCAGACCATTTTTGACGATATGAAGAATGTTGAACAGTTGCTGTATTATCAGCATGGTGACTTACTGTAATATGATGTTCATGTTGATCTTCTGCGCCACCTGAGGCAAATTGACCTTGGTGATAATAATGATCTTTTACTGGAGATGAATGAGCAGGAGAACCGCTAGGCGATTCTTTATTTTCCCCAGATCCATGTGTAAATGCAGGAGTTTCACCGCCAATATCTGGACCTGCCGCAGAATTTAAATGCTTAATAACTTCATTATGATTCTCATTAATAATTTTATTTAACAACATACCTGCGATTGACTCGTGCAAAGTTCTCATTTATTACTCCAACTATATTTGATTAATTATTTATAATAAACTAAATTTAGATATTACTATACCATGCTTTAATTACCGGATGTAGTATTTCATCGGTGTAGTCCATTTTCATGGTGTTAACAATTGCCAGGATGATCTGGATATTGCCTTTAACATAACCCTTTTTAGAGTTAATACGATCCACACTGGGACGAAAAGGATTGCGATTTCCCTTAGTCCCCAATTCCATCTGGAATGGAATTTTCGTAATAGCACATTTACCTTCACAGGCATTGAACTTACTCTGAATATATTGCGGAGTAAGATTAAACGCCATCTTACGACCTTTCTTTTCATGAGCAGCAACACGATTCTTTAGAGCAACAAATTCAGTAATACCAAATTTGTCAGGGGCAGCCTTTTTAGCTCTATTCGCCGCGCGAGTTTTCACGCGAATCGCTTCTTTTTGCTCAGGTGTAAGATCTTTCTTTTTCTTTTGGTAATCCCATTTACCAAAAGCCGTTGCCATGGCATCCTCTTCGGGTGTCAACGGTCTTGCATCTAGTCGCCTAATCTGATGCAGGCGTTTAGCTTCTTTACGAACTTTCGGATCTTCAAAATTATACGTCATAATTAACCTTATGGATCATTTTATCGCCCATGTGACTATTAACGCTTTCTTTTAAGAGACCGTTATAATCAGCTTGAGTAATTTGTCTAGTAGATACAATAGTTTCTCCTAGACATTTTTGATCTAATTCAGCAGCTTCTTCCATTACAACTGTGTCCTCAGCGTGTTCTGCTGATTCGCATTCAATGGTATAGTAGTGTCTGAATGTAGTGATAGTTTCAACAAGATATAATGCCATAATATAAACCTAATAAAATTCCGCGTACGCCTTGCGGAAACACTTTATCTAAAATAGACTGGTCGGAGTGCTCGTTCTAATTTAAATTAGAATGCGTCGCTACCGTGCAATGCATAAGCAGAAGCTACCATTGCGCGTGAAGGAGTGCCAAGACGGTAAGCAATTTTACCATTCTTTGTGCTGTTAGTGTAAACAGCGTAACCGTCTGCACGGAGTTCGCTGATACGAGGACGGATGCTGTCCTCTTTGCTGTTGGTCAAGCCTGCGATTTGTGCAGGTGTGAATTGACGACCAGATTTAAGAATATTCAAAACACGCTCTTTAAGCATATTAATCTCCATTATACAAAATAACCGCTTTAGAAAATACTCGATAATGGCGGTTGATTCATTACCGAATATACATTATTATAACAGATTTATTACAATCTGTCAACCTTATTAACGAGGTTTTTTGACCTTTTTAAGGTATTCAATACCAATTTTGCCCTGTTCAATTTCATTCAAAGCGGTAACAATTGGTTTATTATTTGTTTCAATCAATGGCTTGTATCCACGTTTCAATTCCCTTGCTCGTATAGATGCAATGAGAACCAAATCATAACGATTGCCAATCATTTCGACTGCTGCTTGAGATGTGTATCTAGATGTCATATTAACCTTTATTAATGGTGCGCTCGGAGGGACTCGAACCCGCGACCAAGGGATTATGAGTCCCCTGCTCTAACCAACTGAGCTACAAGCGCAACTTTTTAAATTACTTCGTATTCGTCTTTGCCCACACCGCATTCTGGGCATAAAAAATCTGCAGGAAGTTCTTCCCATTTACCTTCTGTTTGATCATCGTGGATATGACCACAAACTACGCATACGTGTTCCATTATAGGTTCTCCAATACTTGTTTATACGCATTAGCATGACGCTCTTCAACTTTCTTAAGAGCAGCAAAACGCTTTTCTGCTTTCTTAAGAACTTCTAAAAATTGTTCTGCGTGTTCTTTTGATTCTTGAATTTGATTGCTGGCCTCAAGCATTGCTTTTGTATTGCCCTCATGCTCAGCAGCTCGTTTGAATTCAGGATACATTTCAGTATACTCATAAGTTTCACCGTCAATTGCTTTCTGTAAACATTCTTTGGTAGATGGTTTACCGATTAGCAATTCTAAATGACCCCATGCGTGTTTAATTTCTTGATCTGCAGTATGTTCAAAGTGTTTGGCAACATCTTCAAACCCTTCTTCACGAGCAATCTTAGCGAAATATCGATACTTGATATGAGCCATGGATTCGCCAGCCAATGCGCTCTCAAGATTTTTTAATGTAATAGACATAATTTTCCTAATATAAAAATGGTACCTGAGACCGGAATCGAACCGGTACACCTTGCGGCGAGAGATTTTAAGTCTCTTGTGTCTACCTATTTCACCACTCAGGCGTTTGTTTTATCCTATGTAATCCACATCGATCTCTGACCAAGTACGTAACTTATTGAATTTTCTTTGTTTAAACTGAACCACATTACTATAAGAAATAACTTTATGTGTGGCCAGTAAGTCAATCATTGCTAGTACATCACCCAATTCTTCTTCAAGATGGAGTGTATTTGTTTTACTTGGGGTATCTGGATGTGTATCAAACAATCCGAATCGAAATACTTTCGATGTTGCTTGAATTACTTCTGCGCATTCTTCTTGCAAAATTTGAAGAATTGCCGCTTGATCTTTGTTAAGTTCGTTCATATTGTCACCTTAAAAATATATTATAACATACTATTGATCAGAAGTCAAGCATATTCGTAATTTACGGTATCCAAATTCTTTCTAAATTCGGTTGCACCGTTTTTAATATGAAAACGTCTTGCCATTTCGGTTGGTGGACTTAAAGTAACAAAACGCTTTATATGGGGTTTGTTTAAAACAATATCGTTTCTTGCTTTAAATATAAGTTCACGTCCAGCACCTGGAGTATAACTCCAAATGGTGTAGAATATAACAGTAGATGGGGATGCAGAAGTTCTAAATAATTCAGAACAAGATGTTGGAATGTCATCCATGTAAGCAACACAAACTACTGCTTGCGGCTTTTCATCTTTCATTAAAATTAAAACTTCTCTATTTTCGCTGATTCTAAAGTCTACAGGAATTTCAGGGCGAACGGGGTCGTCCTTAATTAAGTTTAATATTGGATCAGACAAATTAGATGGTTTGTATATCATGATTAGGTACAAATTGACAGTAGGCTTTATGTTATTATTTATACCTAAACTATCAAAATTTTTCTTATGTATAAAAATATTTTTACTTAAATTTGGGGCCTAGTACCCACCATACTACAGATTTGCGAATACCTTTTTTAATGGGTGTTACTCTGTGTTTTACAAATGACGGGAATGCTATAATTCTGCCTCGTTTTTGTTCTGCCGCAATATATGGGCCACCTGTATCAAATTCAAGGTCACCCCCTTTAAACGCGTTTGTATCAGACAACACCAATGTAAAACTTAATTTTCTTGGTAGTATAAATGGTTTATCTTTATTAAGGACATCTTCACCATACATTATATCTGTATGGAAGTTGTAATGATCATTCTTTTTGTTATATTCAGTGTATTGCAGATGGGAATATCCAGTTAAATCAAAATTATAGAAATAATTATTGATATGTACCGAAATGGTATTTATTTTTTCAAATAGCCATTGATTTGTTTCGTTTATGTGGACAAATTTAACATCTGATTTTCTAAGATCATCGAAGGAGTCTTCTCCCTTTTTACCAAAAACTGCTCCGGGGGTTAGTTTTCCAGTTTCTTCTGATGAAAAATATTCTTCTAATTTATCAAGTTCTTCATCCGTGAAAAAGCCATCCCAAAATACATATGGATAAAGTACACAATTGGTTACTTCTGGATTATTTGAAATAAAACTACGCATAAGATTCCTTTAATATATACTATTATATTATATTACAACTTATCTGTCAATTACTTTTGGTAGAATAAATAAAATTTATCTAAAATGAACCCCTATGAAGAATTAGACGTTTCAAGAAATGCTACTACCGAAGAAATACGGCAAAGGTATAGGATACTTGCACAACTTCATCATCCAGATAAAGGCGGAGATGAGGAAATTTTTAAACGTATAAAACTTGCATATGAAATACTAAGTGATACTATTCGTAGAAAAGAATATGATAAAACTGGTAAAACTCATCCAACTCGAGATATACGGAATGAATCTTTAGAAATTATTGGTCAACTGTTATTCAGAATTGTACCAAATTGCAATCCTGAAATAGATAATTTAATTGGTATAATGACCGAAGATATATTCAAAACAAAAGAAGAGTTAACTGTAAATATTGCTATTTGCGAGACTCATATATTAAAAATTAATAAAGTAATAAATCGATTAAAAATTAAAACTGATGATGAAAATTTAATTTTAAAATTTTTAGAAAAACAATTAGATACTCGTTTACAAGAAAATTTAGAGTTTAAAAGAAAAATAGATGTATGTGAGGTTGTATTGTCTATTCTTAAAGACTATGAATATGGATTAGCTAGTTTAATGCCGCCTCTAGATAACTAAATCACTTATTTTATTTTTATCAGATTGCCCCAAAGTGCCTTTTAAGAAAACATTGAACGCCAAACAATATCTATCATCACTACTATTACATTGTGAAACTTCGTGATCTAAATTAGATGGGAATAAAAATATATCATTGTTTTGTGGAATGAAGGAAGAGCTTTCGCAGTTAAATATATTCCATTCGTTATATTCAGGCGAAATAATTTTTGGTATCACATTTGTATATGTTTTATAAACTGAAAAAATGCCAGAATCATTATCAGTCTGAATATAAACTGTTCCACTAAAAATACTGTTAGTATGATGATGTCGATGCGCCGAATCACCTCTAATATGTTTCATTACCCAAGAATTTGTTATATAAAAAGATGTGTTATTTGCAATATTAAGAACATTTCTAGTATAGATGCCAACATGATTTTCTATTTCTTTTTTTAATGATTCAAATATATCATTATCTAAAACTTTAGTATCAACAGAAATGTACCCATTATTACTATCAATTCTTTTATAATTTAATTTTTTTATATTTTGCTTATCAAGCGAAGAAACATTAACCTTAGAAGAATAAAAAGGAATTGGAAAAAGTTGTAAAAGATTGTGTTGCATACTATAGATATTTTTTAAGATTGTCTTTAAGGCCAAGGCCTTCAATGTTTTGATGAAAAGAAGATGCTGTCCATGTTGAATATGAGTCTATAAACGGCGCGTAAAACAGATTCCGATGTTCTTCCTGATAAGATAAATCTATAATATTTTTAAATTTATCAGTAGTCATTGCCTTTTCTATGCAATCAGTTCCTCGTTTTTCTGCGAAATCCCAAAAATTAGAATTAAATTTTGATCCTGCCGAATAATGCAGCATGATCATTGTTTCTGTTTCGATAATAAAATTTAAATATTCTTTATTTGCATCTTCAGGTGAAACTATGCCGTTCCAAACATCAAATGCTTTCCGTTGAATATTTTCTATAATACCAATAGAGGTTGCCTCTAATGGTTCAAGGAAGAATGAAGCGTTTCCATTATAAACTACTCTCTTTGAATAATTATTTTTATGGTAATAATTGTTAAAAGAGAATGATGACGTAGTATCACTAGGTATCAGATTGTTGGTTTGTATTATCTTTAATGCGTCTTCCTTGATTTCATCTAAAGAACTTATACTATTGTTGTACATATACCCAATAGAACATCTATTCATAAGAGGAATGCCAAAATACCATCCGTGTTTTTCCGCATTGCTAAGAGTATACTGAAATTTTGGAGAATCCCAAAAACACTGCGTTACATATACTGAATTTACAGGTATATATTCTGCAGTATAATAATTACTATAATCTGCAGGTTTGCCAGAACAATCCATAATAAAATCTGCATCTATAGAATCATACGAATCTACGTGTTTATCTATAATCGTAACTCTGCGGTTATTCTCAAGATGGTTGAAAATATATTGTTGTAATTTAACTGCGTTAAAGTGATAACCTACCTGCCCTGGATAAAAATGGTGGAAAAATGAACTATGTTTGTTCCCCCAATTTTCTTTATATATTCCAGTTTTTAAAGTACCGTCTACATTTAATAAATCAAATGTATTAAAATTTGCGTTATTATATAGCTGCGCTGGAAATCCCGGTAAGGATCCTTCTCCTACGGCTTGTGGTTTTACACCGGAGTCATAATAAAAATCTATTACCCAGTCAGTGTGTCTAATAAAATGTAATGCAGACAAAACACCGGCAGTCCCTTTTCCTATAATTGCTAATTTTTTCATACATTAAATTCTTTGCATAGTTTATCAAAAATACCTAAATTATAAATGTGATCTTTCATAGAAGGCTTGATTGGCCACACTGAAAACGTAGTATTTTTTAGAGTTCTAATATCTAATGAGTCTGACATTTTAACCATTTTTAATGTATCTATAAAGTGCTCTTTATAATCGGATGTATGAATTGATTTAATTTTGTTTTCGCCTCGCTTAATAGCAAAATCCCAAAACGGCGTATCGAATTTAGAACCCGCATAATAGTGCAGCATTAAAAATGTTTCTATTTTTTCAAAATGCAACGTATAATCGTTATTTACCTTTTCAACATCTTTATCATCTACCCAAATATCATACGCAAATCGTTGAACCATATCCATAGAAGATATAGATGTTGCTTCTAAAGGTTCTAAAAAGAATGAGGCGTTGCCTCCGTACCCAACTCGTTTATCAAAATTCTTTTTTCTGTAATAATTTTTAAATTGTAGATGGCTTGTTCTGTCAGGAACAAGATTTAATCCTTCAAGTATAACCGGAACATCTTTTTTAACTTCATCTAATGATGATACGTTTGTATTATACAAATAACCAATAGCGCATCTATTAGTTAATGGTATTCCAAATACCCAGCCGTGAGGCATTGCTATTGCTTCCGTGTGGGTGAATCTTGCGTTTTCCCAGTTACATTGTGTAACATATGCAGCATTAACGGGAATGTAATCAGATATTGTATAATCGGTATAATCTTTTGGGGCTCCGGAGCAATCAAAAATATGATCGCTATCAATGGCATCATGGGCAACATTTTTATGAATAATCTTAACTCTGGGCTGTTCTCCCATATAACTAATAATAAAATTTTGAAGATCTACTGCATTAAAATGAATTGCGTGTCCCGATACGCTTCCAAATACATGCATGAAATCTTTGCCAAATTTTCCCCAATTAGTTTTATTGACACCCATTTTAACAGTGCCATTTAATTTAAGTAAATCGGTGTATTTAAAATCAATGTTTTGGTCTAATAGTGTGGGTAATGCAAGATCGGACCCTTCCCCCACAGCTTGAGGATTAATATTAGGATCAAACACCCAATCAATTTCCCAATCAGTCCATCTTAAAAAATGAGTAACTGCTACACACCCTGCGGTACCTCTGCCAATAATTGTTATTTTTTTCATAGTTATGCTGCCTCTTGGTATGCTAAAATTTCTTTTAATCTATCTGCACAATATGTTGCTGCAAATGCCTGGGGCTTAACCATAGGTACAACATTGCAAGTACCTTTGATATAACCAACTGCTTGTTGTATTACAAACGAGCTATTATGTTTAACATCCGGATTAATATCCAAATGGATTTCAACATCTTTATCTTCAATACAATCTACAATTTTGTGATACAATTCTGCAACCTTATAAACTTCATTCATTAGACGCATAGAAGGTTTGCTATTCTTTGCGTCATAATCCAATTCAGTTTGTACTTCCCCAAAAATTTTGCAACCATGACATCCATCAATATGTACTACAATAGCAAGAGTATAATCAGCATACCATTTTTCATTACGACGATATCTTTCAGAATCTGCTCCAATATAAATTTTAGTTTCAGGAGACTGTGATACGATAAATGATTTTACTTCTTCGATATTAATTTTTTGCATAATACACCTTAATGGAGCGGGCGAAGGGAATCGAACCCTCGACTTTAGCTTGGAAGGCTAAGGTAATACCATTTTACGACACCCGCGTTAACTATCTATACTCTTATTATAACAGTTTTATATATTATTGTCAATAAAATATTCTATTATTTTTGGCATCCCCCAAGAGACTCGAACTCTTACTAACGGTTTTGGAGACCGACGTGCTGCCATTACACTAGGGAGAAACAAACTGGTGCCGACTATCGGATTCGAACTGATGACCTATCGCTTACAAGGCGATTGCACTACCACTGTGCTAAGTCGGCTAATATGGACCGCCCTGAGGAATTCGAATCCCCAACCTCTTGGTTCGTAGCCAAGTGCTCTAATCCAATTGAGCTAAAGGCGGATAATCTGGTGGTGATAGTAAGAGTCGAACTTACACTTGACAGCGTATGAAGCTGGTGCACTACCATTATGCTACATCACCATATAGAGGCACTCTCGAATGCAAGCCTAGGAGGAGTCAAGCTCTGAAACTTTTGCATCTGCAGATACTATGTTTCTTCTCCTGCTTTGTCTTATATCAAGAATGCTTTTATATGGTGGAAAGTGTGGGAGTCGAACCCACTCACCGGTTTAATCCAGTGACAGATTAGCAATCTGCTGCATTACCATCCTGCCCACTTTCCGATCTGGAGGAAACGGTGAGATTCGAACTCACGGACCCTTTCGGATCGCTAGTTTTCAAGACTAGAGCCATAGACCACTCGACCACGTTTCCGAAATTATTGGTGGGTGGGAGTGAGAGTCGAACTCACATTACGCGGCATATACATCCCCGTTTCTAACCAATTGAAATATCCCAACCCATTGGGCAGACGTATGAGAATTGAACTCATGATATCGGAATCACAACCCGAGGTTTTGCCACTAAACTAACATCTGCATATTACCATATAGAAACACTCTTGTTTGGATTCGAACCTTGTTCTAGTATTGTCTATCTGCGCTTCCCACAGTGCTGACAAGAGTGCTTTTATATGGTACGAGTAGGGGGATTCGAACCCACGACCAATAGATTAAAAGTCTACTGCTCTACCAACTGAGCTATACTCGCATTATGTTGCCTTCGCAAAGCTTTATTACTTTTACGATGGACTCCCGCTTTGCGTTGTAATGCCAAAGCAACGAAGCGATTACGTTGCTTGACGATCATCTTAAGTTTCATTACTTTCTCCTAAAAATGGAACAGGGCCCTGGGCTCGAACCAGGAACGACAGAGTCAAAGTCTGTTGAGTTACCATTACTCCAACCCCGCCTGTGTTTGGTCCGGCGCAGAGGAATCGAACCTCTATTGACTGCTTAGAAGGCAGCTGTATTATCCGTTATACTAGCGCCAGCTAATTTTTATTCTTGTACTGCTAGAATATCTTCTTGAGAAATAATTCCCATATACTTGTCACCGTCTTTTACGACTTTAGCTTTTGTCCACATTGGATATACTACATCTCCAACTTTAACCTCATATACATCTGGACCAATTGCAAGAACAGTACCTGCTCTTGTGTTTTCATCCATACGGGCTTCACCAACATAAATACCGCTTTCGGTTTCTTTTGGCTTTTCATTTTCAATTACTAATACTTTATCATGCAAAGGTTTATAGTTCATATAAGCTTTCTAAAAAATTGGTGCATCGTGAGAGACTCGAACTCCCGACAGCCTGCGTGTAAGGCAGGAACTCTACCAACTGAGTTAACGATGCGGTTGGTGGAGGTGATTGGGATCGAACCAATTGTGACATAAGTCGGAAGATTTACAGTCTCCTGCCATACCATTACGGCGGCACCTCCAATGGCTCCCCGAGGTGGGTTCGAACCACCGACCTGCGGATTAACAGTCCGTCGCTCTACCGACTGAGCTATCAGGGAATAAAAATTACGCTTTCGCTTCTTTGCGAGCGTTCTTTTCTGCAGTAATTTCGTTGCGTCTAGCTTTTACAGCTTTTGCAAGTTCACCTAATGCCTTGCGGGCGCGAGTCCCGGCAGCACTATTACCTTTTTCGAATTTCTCGTTTTCAGCAAGATATGCTTCGAGATTTGTTTTGATGTCATTTGTTGAGTTCATAATTTTTCCTATGTTAAAAATAATGGTCGGTGTGAAAGGATTCGAACCTCCGACCGCCTGGTCCCAAACCAGGAGCGCTACCAGACTGCGCTACACACCGATTATTTATATGGTGGAGGAGACAGGGTTCGAACCTGCGACCTATTGCTTGCAAAGCAACCGCTCTCCCAACTGAGCTACACCCCCATATTGAAACACTCTTATTCTCCATACCTTCTTGGGGATCAATCAAGGTCTTACTTCTCAGAACCTGCGTCCAGTTTAGAATGTTTCAATATGGTGCCTAAGGAGAGACTCGAACTCTCAAAATTTGGCTTCTAAGACCAACACGTATACCAATTCCGTCACCTAGGCAAATGCTCTGCGTCCTCCGGCGGTAATTATAGTACAGAAAAATATGACGCTATCATATCTCTCACGCGTACCTTCCACCCGCTTCCCGACAAGGACCGCTCTCGTGCTGCCAACGGCCTTTAGGTTTAAAGACTACCACCCGTAAGTTACGAACTTACTTCACTTTCTGCGGGTCACAGTAGCCAGACGTTACTCCGGCGGGTTCTAAAATGGTTGGTCCCACTTTGGGTTGCCATTTAACTTAGACTTTCTTTATGCATTTATAGACTAAGACCATAACTTGGCGGTCTGTAGGGAATTCGAATCCCTCCTACAAGCGTGACAGGCTCGCGTGCTTACCGCTAACACTAACAGACCAAAAT